TCTCGTTCAAGCAAAGCGTCTGTGTGTACTATCATGCTCTAAATATCTCATGTACACCTTTACTCTCAGGAAATTTCTCTAGAGAAAATTCATTAGAGATTTTTCTCTAATGAAAAATCCTGTAGGACCTTTACCTCTCTTTTCAAGGTAAATATCGCGTGCTACCATGACGCCATGAGACATAAACATGAGGAATACAAACGGGCTACGATATATGTTGATCTCGTGTTGCTTGATAAACTCCATGAGAGCTCTAAAGTCAATCGGCGCTCGTTCAATCAAGAGGTGATGTGGCGACTTGAAAAGAGCTATGCTACATCAAATATCCAAGAAGACACAAGAGAAGAGAAAGGATAACACTATGCCCATAAGATTTAAGTATACATATTTAGAGTCTGATGCAGATAGAGCATATGTCAGACTAAAGACACACGAGATACGCTCTATGCTGCCCAAGATGGAGGGTAGCCGTGTTCCTGGTGAGGATTACTTTGCCATCGGGAGCATATTGCTTGACATCAGGTCAAGGACGATGCCTAAGAGGTTATTTTATGCATGGATCTCAGATGAAGTGAAGATGTCCAAAGGCGTTGCAGCATGTTACATGAGAATCGTAAGAGTATTTAGAGACAAATACGAGTCACTGAAGCATGTTCCATATACGACGCTATACGAGCTGACATTTCCTTCGTATCCATCGTTCATTCTTGAGCGCATCGAAGCTGGTGGTTATGTGCCAAGCCTTGACGCAATACAGGAGATCCGTGCATCAAAACAAATAACAGGCAGCAAGGTCACTCTTCAAGAGTTTCAAGACCACGCTAACTTACAGAGTGCTCATCACAACAGGCCACAGGAAGTGCAAAGAAAAATAGAAGAGTTAAGGATGGAACTAAAGGAAATCTCAGATAGATGCATCAAAGCTGAAGAAGAGCGTGATAATCTTGTCAGGAGCATACGACAACTTGTATAGAGGAGCAGCACAATAATGAAGACGACAACAACCACAGTGACATACAAGAAAGTCTTTGGCGAACAATACCCAGCACCATACTTCGTGCAAGGTATGAGGAGCAGCAAGTACTACACACTCGGTGCTCTTGCGAAAGACATCTACGAGCACTTGGAGTCGATAGTGCACAACAACAGTGATCTCGACGTAACCGTGATATTCGAAGAAGTTATAGGAGAATAAGAGCGTAATGCAGATAACTACCAAGGAAGAATACTTATCTGGCATACAAGACTTTATCAACATACTTCGCGCTCTAGCAGCGTACTCGAAAGAGCACACAGACACAAACAAAGGCTTGTTAGCCATCGCACATCTCATGCAGCATGAGGCCAAAGTGATCATTGATACACTCACAAAGCAAACAGAACAGATAGGAGAATAATAGTATGGACATGCACTACACAATGATGATCTACTGGTCTGATGAGGATCAAGTGTACCTTGTCAGTGTACCAAAATTGGCAGAATTTCACATCATGAACTGGAATGCCCTCACACACGGCAACACCTACGAAGAAGCCGCTAGAATGGGCACTGAGGCCATTGAATGTGCTATAACTGATGAGATGTGTATGATCGATAATGGAAGTCATCACGGCTCTAGTGGACTTGAAGTGCTGTTAGAAGATGATATGATAACACAAGCATTAGGAGAATAACAGCATGGCAGTAGATATTGCAGAAAAGAAGGCCACACTTGAAGTTTCATATACTGATTGTGAAGACACTATATTCGATTTTGAGCTTCCGATATCAGAGGACTATGAAGTGGACTTCAGCATTTCTGAAAACATTCAACTGCGTGAAGAGCAATTTGATGATGATCATAGTAATGCTGCTATTAAGCTAAGATACAGCCAAGGGGCGCTGTATATCCATACAGAGTGCGGAGAAGAACAAGGATTTGAGCTTGAAGTCAAAGATGCTGAGCACACGTATAATTCAGTGGGCTGGGGCACTTGGAATAACAGAAACGATCTCCAAGAGCATAACAAAGGCATTGAAGTCACCATTGACCAGGATGATCATTATGATGAGTTAGAAGGACAGGAGAAATAACATGGCAGTAGATATAACACCATCAAACGTGGTCATAGAGCAAATCGATATCAATCTCCTGAAGCCACATCCTCGCAATGTCGAGATCTATGGCGATGAGGATGTCATGGAACTGCAACAAAGCATTGCAGAGTCAGGATGGATCAAGCCGCTTACCGTGACTCCTGAGTATGTGGTTGTCAGTGGGCACAGGCGCTTTCGTGTGGCTATGGCGCTTGGCTATACAGCGCTTCCCGTTGTGATTGAAGTATTCGCATCTCCAGAAGCTGAGATAGAGCGTCTCTTGCGGGAAAACGAAAACCGAGGCAAGACGCCGGAACAGCAAATCAGGGAGGGTATGACGTGGGAGGATGTAGAGAAAGGTAAAGGCAGACATGGCGGAGATAGAAAGAGTGAGGGATTTTCAAGTGAGAAAATTTTCCCACTTGATGACGGGCGTATTAGCGACATCATCGCACGTCGTGTCGGCTTAGGCTCTGGCAAGACCTACGAAAAAGGCAAGGATGTAGTAGAGCGCATTGATATGGAACTGCGAATTGGTGACTACCACCGCTATGCAGAAATATTGCGTACACAACTGAATGAGCAAAGCATCACATCCGCTTGGAATACGCTTGACAAGATAGTAAAAGCTGAAGAGAAAGAAAGACTGGATCGGGAGCGAGAAGAGGAGGAAGCGAGGCTTAAAGCACAACAGCTTGAAGAAGAACTCAAAAAAATCGAAACCATGCCAGACAGAGGCATAACCCTAGGCTCGTGGTGGAAGCTAGGCCTGCACCTGCTCTACTGTGGAAATAGCTCTTCAGACGAATTTACAAGCAAGGCACGGGACCTCCAGCCCTCGTTCGCTTTTGCCGATCCTCCCTACAATGCGGGTGTTGATGAGTGGGATGTCAACTTTGAATGGAAGCATGACTATCTCTCAGATCTGGCCCCTATCGTAGCCGTAACCCCAGGTATCTCAGCTATCAAAGATTTCATGCGTACTACAGATATGCCCTACAAATGGTCTATGTCCTATTGGATCAATAACGGTATGACACGCGGCGCTCTCGGTTTTGGAAATTGGATGTATGTCGCACTATTCACAGAGCAGTCTCTCTATCGCAATGAACAGGACCTAGAGCGGATTGACCCAGATGAGCAATGGGACCAGGATAAAGAATCAATTAGTATTTCTGGTGGCGATCAAGACCCTCTAAAGCACAAAGGCCGCAAACCCATTAACCTCATGAAACACATTATCGAGATGTTCACGAAGCAGGAAGAGACGGTTATTGACCCATTTCTAGGAACAGGCACAACCCTCATAGCCTGTGAGCTGCTAGGGCGTCAATGCGTCGGAGCTGAATTGAGTGTCGAGTATTGCGAGTCAATCATCAAGCGCTGGGAAGCCGTTTCAGGACAAAAAGCAGAGGAAGTGAAATGATGGGACAAACTCCATTTTTACCTGAGCAAAAGGTTTATTCTGATCAGATTAACGACAGATACAAAGATCTCATTTACCCTCCTGCTTATGGATTAAAAGGGATAGATGCGATCTATGATGAGGATGCTATTCCTGAAGAAATTCGAACATATCTCGATACTGAGCAAGGAATAGACTTCTCATTCTGGCTTAAGTTCCCTAATTTCAAGCATCCCATGAAATTTACTTCACAGTATCGATATAGGGATGCTACAAATTATCAACGCTATCAAGATCTAACCATCACTCTGCTTAATAATGCTTCAGGAAAGCCAGGAGAGTTATCAAAGCTTCTAGCATTGCTTTTTGTCTATGGGTACTATGATTATCTTGTTAATCGGCTTGTTGAGGTAATCGTAACAGACTGTCAGAGGATGCGTAATTGCATCCTTGACGGATCTTTAAAGCCAAAGGAGTGGATACCTGAGAACACTCGCTCTGACCAGCCCTTTCTGTGCTTTGACTTTGATGAACTCAAAAGGCTAGATCTTGTGCTCTTGCATTGGAGAGAGATTGACGGGAAACCTCAAAGACTGAGAACCACTATAGATCCTCCTACGATAAAGGGACTGCCTTACTACGGGAATGGTGAGGAGATATGAGCACGTGTTGCATCTGTGACAGCGAAAGGAGTTATGAAAGATGCTGATGCAAACAATATCGAAGTTTCCACTGCAATGCAAGCATGTCGTTGGCAATCCAGGAAAGTACGCGGTCTTGGACACCGAGACGACTGGACTCTACGGAGAAGTCATTGAGCTGGCCATTGTAGACATTAACGGCAATATCCTCTTCGACAAGTTGTTGAGACCAAAGTGTAAGATCGAGGAAGGAGCGATGGGCGTGCATGGGATCACCGAGGCTATGGTGACCGATGCGAAGACATTTGCAGAGGAGTGGCAAGAGATCCATGCAGCACTGGATAGCCGCGTGATCATCGCCTACAACGTGGACTTCGACAAGCAACGACTAGAGCATACAGCGAAGATACACGGCGTGTCCTTGCCTGCCTTGGAGTGGCGATGCTTGCTGTTGAAATACGCCGAGTTCTATGCGGCTCCTGGTCGACATGATGGCTTTGCATATCAGAAACTAGGGAATGCCTGTGAACAACAGGGTGTCATTGTTGAGCAAGCCCATAGAGCACGCGGAGACGCACTGTCAACTGCATCGCTCATCCGACGGTTAGCAGAGCTGGGCCAAGATGCTCGGAGGTATGCACAATGAGCATCTGCTGCATCTGTGGCACCGACTTCGTGGCAAGGCACAGTTACGGTTTATGCACGTCTTGCTTCACGCGTGATACTGCACGTGAGATGGATCGCTTGGACAGTGCTAGACACAAAGCGTGTAAAAACGATCTTAAATTCACACTAACACTTCGCGAATGGTTATCAGTCATTTCTGATTTTAAAGGACTTTGTGCATGGTGCCAAGAGTACACCTATAGTATCATTGAAATGGTAGAACTATCAAAAGGCCTTGTGTATGACAATGTGGTACCAAGCTGCAAAGCGTGCAGTACAAGACGACGTGAGGGATATGGCACAGCAGAGCATCGTGTCAAGCAATACCTGAGCAGTGATAGAGCACCGCAGGACATAGCGCAAAACGAGGAGCCATAATGACAAAGCGTATGATCGCCGACTTCTCGCAAAGCACCTACGATGCTCTAAAACACATAGCAGACGAGAGTCATCAGTCTATGGCAGAGGCTATCCGTGACGCAATAGCACTTGCTAAGTGGTTTCAGGATACACAAGCACAGGGATGCAAAATACTTGTTGAGTGGCATGGCGAAATACGAGAGGTTTTGAAGATATGAGGTCAATAAAGTTTCGCGCATGGGACGGCAAAGAGTTCCTACCACTTGCTAGAGAAGTGGCATTTATCGATGACAACGGCAATCTCAGGTCACGCATCGAAGGTGTTGTCTTCAGTCAGTTCACTGGATTGCTTGATAAACACGGTAATGAAGTATACGAGGGAGATATCGTAGAAATAGAAGATGCCACTGCCAAAGTTGTCTTTTGGGAGAGGCCGCCAGAGTTTGGATTAGACTATTATCACAATGAGGGCAAATGGTGCGAGGATTGGAACTTGAGCTATGACAACAACCGCATGGAAGTCATCGGGAATATCTGGGAAAATCCTGATCTCGTGGGATGATTGAAGTGAGTACGAAGAACTCCAGGCTGAGCGATGCTTGACCTGGAGTCTTTGGCAGAGAAGAAAGGCCTTCTAAGATAGTTCTAGCGTGTGCTAATTAGTTACTGCTACCATTATAGCATGGCTGTTCGTCCTGTGCAACAGCCTCACGGCACAGCGCAAACAGTAACTTTCCTAAAACTCGCCACGAATGAAGCCTGATATGATTTCTGGGATAGCCGTATCAAAGCCACATACTTCTAATGCTCTTTTGTCATCAGGTGCGTTGTTGGTAACGTGAGTCGCTGTCATCTGGACATTGATGATACGCGCTTCTGCATTGATCTGTCTTCTATACTCTTGAAGTGCCTGCACAGGATGCTGATGGCCTTGCCAAGTTTCGCTGTCCGATAAAATGACAAATGCATCAACTTCTAGGTTCTTATGTAGAGCATATTCCATCGGTAATGCTAAATTTGTGCCGCCGCCACCGTATTGCTTTAAGATCTGCACAGCATTGTCAAGCCGTTGCTTTGGAGAAATAGGGACATCTTGGACTGAAGTATCAACACCAATAATATGATAGTTAGTCTCGCTATTTGCCAGGACTAAAGCCATGGCACCAGCCGCTGTATGGACTGCAAGATTTGGGATACCATTGACAGTAGCGCCACGCATTGATCCGCTTGTGTCAATTGCCAGCAAAATGCGCTTTCCCGTTGGATCTACATTATTGAAAGACAGATAGAAGGCATCGTTTAGCGCGTCAACAATTGCCTGAACAGGAGTCCAAGTATTGCTTCCACGAACGCTCTTGCCACTCTGGTAGGTCGTCAATGCAGACAAAATCTTAATCGGATGCAATCGCGCCTTTATGATAGCATCTCGATTCCGTAGCCGCTCTGCAATCTGCCGCGTCATATCGCCCATCGGCAATATCACTGCTTCACGGGTCATTGTTGCGAGATTGCGAGTCATCGCCTCCATTGGCATCTCTTCCAGAAGTGCCTCCCATACGCGTGTAGAGTGCAAGAATTGAGTCGGTACAGCTTCACGAGGCAATCTGTACTCCTTGATGAGTAAGGCCACTTCTTTATCATCCTGAGCCCTTTTCGCCTTTTCGTATGCCCAGATGATCTGGAGAGCCTGATCAGGATGAGGTTCGTTCCCTACATTCTCCCAACCCTTTGTTACCCAGTGGTAGAGTGCATTGTATGTATCCGTTGTGGCCTTTGGGTGCGCAAGTCTCAATAGATCCCGTTGGCTGTACCCATCTCTCTGCTGATACTTCACAAGCTGGTAAGCCAAATTCTGCTCTCTCCTCTCATTAAACCACGAGGCAACAGCACGTCTGTAAGCACGGCCCCATCCTCTAAACTGCTTCGTGTAAGCAACAAAATGCAGCAAGTGAGTTCCGGTACGCGCTACTTGTGGAAGGATTGACAATGCATATTGGCGTACTTCTTGATCATCGGCAGCAGCACAACGAGCTAGAGCAAAGAGAGCAGGATCGTTTGACGGTGCCCGACCAGCTTTAGATATCTCAGCAATGGTATTGACCACAAGCTTTCCTTGACCATTTTTGAGCATACGCTCTACTGCATCTAAATTCTCACGAGTGAGCTTTCTTTCTCCGACATAATATGTACCTGAGTTACTGCTTAACACAAGAAATCTATTTAGCCTCGTCAAATCGTCTACCGACCACGAAAATCCCCCAGCATTATTTGCAATCTGAGTAGAGCCTGGGATAGGCTCGCTCTGTGGTGTAGACTGCGATCTTTTACCAAAACCAAGATAATGCATTGTCGTTTCTTTCTAATAAAAATGTCCTGAGCAAGTTTGCATCCATGGGGTATATAAAGCGATAACCCAAAGATATCGGCTCAGGACAATAATTCCGTGTGCTAGGCAAAAGTGGCGATATAGGGAAAAATCTGTGCTCTACCACTGAGCTACTCAGAGGAACCCCTGAGACAAGGATCGAACTTGTGACAATAGAGAACCTACATCATACGGCCCAGAACGTTACCAAGTATAACAGATTAGGATATTGAGTGTCAACGAGGCAATGTTTCTTGTGCAACAATATCAAGACTTTTGCGATCCGCAAACGAAGCACCGCGGGTGAAATGCAAAGTATATTGCAAGCAAAGCAAACGCGATGCATGCGAGTATCAGTATTGACATGATCGCTATGAATACAATGCGTGCAATACGCTCTATCATCACCAAGAGTCCTTTCTACAATTTAGCTACCACTGGCTGTCTGAGGCTGTTTCTTCGCCATTTGCTGTTTCTTCGTTGTTATATTCGTTGCAAAGACAGCAATTGTGCTGGTCTCTGTATCGATCTTTGGGAAGCCTTCGATGATCAATGCGTCCTCTGGATCTTGTATTGCCTCTACTACTTTGTTCCACTGCTTTGTTGCGATGTAGACGCCATATTTCGTGGTCATGTTGGTTGGCATTGGGAGTCCTTTGGGGAGCATTGGCACTTTCGATGACTCCATGACTGTCATCACAAACTGGCCTTTGTCGATGATCTTGCCTGGACGCCCAATGAGAGTGATTTTCACGTTTGCTGTTCCTTTCGTCTCTTCTGCTTCTTTGATAATAGCTATGCGATTGTCCCATGTAAATACCATGGCTGGATGCTGAGGCTTCTCTGTGGCCTTCTGTGCTTTCGGCGTGTCATTGGACTGCGATGACTGAGCAGCGCCATTCTTGGGCTTCTTAACACGATCCTGTGGCCTTTCTAGTGTTTTGCCTGGTTTGGGTTTGCCAGTGGTGTAGGCCAAATGAAAGAAGATGCCACCAGGTGTTTTGCGACGTGAGTTGTCAGGGAGCATTACGCCGCCGTTGGTTTCGATCTCCAGTGTCTTGGCAAGCAGCTCACGGGACTGTGTGCGCCCCAGGGCTCTCACAATTCGCGTAATCTGAGCACGAGCGCTGAACGCTGTTTCTCCGAGGGCATCGGCGATGATCGTAGCAGTCTCTGCTTGTGAGAAAGGATCACGCGGCGCTGGTGTTTGTTCTGTTTCGTTGTCAATCATAGGTCCTCCTTTGCTCCATTGTCGTCTGCTATCAATTCCCTGTCAACGAAATTATGTTCGATATTTCTTGTCTAAGATCGTAGGACAAGCGCTAATTCTTAACATCCTTACCGCATCTCACGCATACGATATCATCCTTGATGTTTATCGAGCTCACCATGCCAATTGTTGCATTATAGCCTGTATCGCCTATCCTCATAGACAATTTCTTCAATGTCTCTTCAAAGCACTTTTCATGATAGTAATGTGTCGATGATCCTGATGCATATGTTATTATTTTTTGCACTGATGTTCCTTTCGATGCTAATCGAGAAGCCGCTGTGCCAACATTGGATTGCTGAGAAGTACTTGGCTGTCTTTGCTGGCACAGCGGCTTTGTCGTGGTTCTCAGTGATTAGTGGCGCTAGGGAAGAACGATAAATCCAATGCGCACTCTCCAAACCCTATCGAGATAGTATAGGCAATCCTGCCATAGCGTTTTTCGTCAGGCTCTCCAATTTGCCTAAAAACAAATCTCTCTGTCATCTCTTTGATTATATCGTCTGGACTTGATAGCTTCTCACCCCATGGTACAGCAATTATATCAAAATCTCTTGCTAAGCTCCCATGAATGGCAAGGGCATACCCGTGCTTCTGAAAAAGCTTGCAAAGCTTAGGATAGAGAGCTGCTGCGTATATTGGTGCGTAGTTTGGCTGTATCTCCTCAGTCTTTTTCATCTCAATGCACTATCAATCAATCGACGCTGTGCAATATTATCATCTACTTGCTTTAAATACCTATCTGCTTCCATAATTGATACTTCCTTAACGATACTCTGACTAACTGAAAAATCACTAACTTCCCATTCACATGTGCACATATCATCATTATAATATTTCCAAGCCCTTAAACGATAGCAGTCTTGGATGTCATAGGTAAACCTAACAAAGAAACCTTTATCAAGAATATGCTGTATCACCTCGCCTATCACCTCGCCTATCATGGCACCGTTCCTCTCTGTAGTCGTTGTAGTGGCATCATCATAGCGGCACATCGCTTCGCCTGTCAACATCACCACAGTGGCTTTGTCGTGGCTCTCAGTGCTGAGCAGCACTAGTTACATCGTTATGCCTTGCATAAGATTGACAAGAGAATTGCCATCGATGAGCAATATATCATTATCATGAGCCAAGTCTATTGCTGTTTGCTTAAATATTGAAGTGGTAACAAAAATACCCTTTTGCGCTTTATGATGGACAAACATCATGCCGATAAACTTTTGCAAATCTGGAGTGCCAATAGACCTCCCTGGCGCGTATCGCTTGCACTGTATGACAATACGGTTGCCGTGCGTATCGTTAGCTAGGAGATCAATGCCCAAGTCACCACTGCCACCAATTCGTTGGACGTGGTGAAGCCCCTTCGACGCTAACATTCTTCCAATGGCTTCTTCAAATTCTGTGGGTGTCAGCATCAGCATATCCCCCAGGGTTTTTACCCTGACAAAGCGTTCACGCTCTCTACGTGCTAGTTCTTGTCCTCGGTAAACCATTTGTTGATGGTGTTGCTCAGCATCCTTTTGAGCCTGCACTTGGGCTGTGTATTGCTGATAAGCTTGAAAATCCCTTCTCTTTCTCTCCTCAATCTTGTCTCTATTAGATCTGAAAATGACAAATCCTACAATTGCAACAAGAGCCAATACAACAAACAATCCTACTATTTCTGGATGCGAGGAGACAAATAGATATAGGATGAACAAAGGATAGAGCAAGAGTACTAGGATTCCTCCCAACAAAACCATCGGAGCCATACAGCCTATCGAAGATAAATCACCACCACCGCGTTTCCTGGTTGGCTTTTTGCGCCAATGACCGTTTACCCATACTTGGCCCATGGAGAGTGTTCCTCCTGCTTAGTTTCTCCTATATTAGCCTAACTCGGCACAACCGGCAATGCTCACTGTGAGCCATCACCGAGCCCTTGGCAAACTGCATAGCCAATCAGCAGTCTGCCAATCAGCATCGGCACTGTCGTCCTTCTCAGTGATTAGCAGCGCTATCCTGTGCTATTTGACATAGCCTTGCAACCACTTCTGTTTGCTCTCTGCTTCCATCTGCTCGCCCCGTGCTTCAATGGTGCCTGTTGGGCCAAAGGTACAGCCAGGGATGATGTCAGAGGTTGCTGACTCTGTATCCCGTTGTGGGCAGTGTTCATCACAATACATGAAACCATCGTCCTCATACGGCGCGAATGTATCTTTGCCCAGGTCCAAACAGACACAGCAGAATGCCTCTTCAGCTAGATGTTGCAGATCGGATAGATTGGTCTCCGCTTGCATCTTCTCTTTCTCGACAAGAATAGATTGAAGTCGGGGTTCAATCCAATTAGCCCACAGATCTACGCCGTCCTGCAACATCTGATTAGGATCATCCCAAAATGGGCGTAACCTTTGCGCATTGTCCAAGTCTAGCCACCACTTGGAGGCTAGGTCTCCGCTCTCCTCAGCATCAAAGGCGACAAGTACCAACTCCTGAGCAGCGAGTGAGGTAACCCATCGGTCAGCGTGGGAACCACTAGTTGAGCCCGTTGCACATACGGCTACATACCGTCCGCACTCCTGAGCAACGGATAAGGCGCTAAACTCTCCTTCCACGAGAACGACAGGCCGATGATAGGTAAGCGAGTCGGCTAGATATAATCCATTGGAGCCACCAGCTACTTGTCTGTATCGATCTGACTTATCTACTGCCTTCTCATCACGAATAGTGATACGCCACAAGTCCTCTCCAATAAGCCAGGGAATGATGATCCCTTGCCAGAGTTTGCTATGCTGCTCACGTCCCCATTTAGAAGCCGTCTGCCTCATCTCAACAGGATTGTAGCCAAGACGGGCCGCCATGATTGTCTCATCATTTAGCCCACGGCCACGTAGATAGGCTAGAGCCGTCTGTCCTAGATCATTCCATAGAATACCTTCACAGTACTGAGTAAATGCCCTAGCGCTTTCTTGCCACAATTTAGACGGTGGGTTGTGAGTAGGCACAACTTCCGACATACTCTTAGGTACAAGCAACTTTGGCTCACTGCCGTCCTTTGGTTTCCATCCTACCTCAGCAAGTGCTTCATTCTTACTCTTGCCTCTCTTAATCATAAGATAGTCTATGCTTGTCCCTTTCGTGTTGCAGTGTTCGCATATAAACCAACCATGCTCACCATAATTCGGCTGTACTCTTAGCCTGTCTGTCCCAAGACCACCACAACCGAATATGCAGTTACCGTTTATCTGCCCACTTCTGCTCGTGGACTTACGAGACGAACTAAAACCATCACGTTCCATCTCAGCAAGTAGGTCAAATCTCATTTTCAGTTTCCTTTCTCAGAAAGTTCCGGCTAACCAGTCTCACTAGTCTCATCCTATAGATGATGAGACTAGTGAGACTACTTTTTTAGCGAGTCTCACCAGTCTCATGAGACTGCTTTGAGACTAGTGAGACTACTTTATCCAAGCAATAAGACACCTTTCGGTGAAAGAGAATAATACACTTTTCTGCCAAGTTCTTTTTCTTCTTCAGCAGGCGCGTTAACAAGGTCATTGGCAACTAACAACTTTAAATGTCTGTGGAATGTAGGCCGTGAAATGTTATGTCCCTCTTCACAAAGTTTCTGCCATTCACCACTAGCAAGTTGTGATTTTGCGCTCAAAATTCGCAGCATCTGTAAATGTGCTAACGGTGTAAAATTGTCACTCTTTGCGTTGCTTGGATAAATGACGGGAGCAGAACTATCAGGGTCCCCAATATTGTCCTGGTCAAGAATAATATTGCGTACTTCCACCGTAAAATCTTCAGGTTCTCGTACTCCTCGCATTTTATCGCAGTGCAGCGACATAATATCGCCTTCTTTGCTCACATTCCAAACGGTGTCTACAGAGCTTTTGAATGCTGTGCTACCTCTTATCTTTCCTTGTGCGTTCATATGGTGGATGATTGATATGTGCGCATTGAACGTCTTTCCTATCTCATCTATGGATGACGTTATGATCTTCGTTTCTTGGGTGCTATTCTCATCTGCTCCTGGCGTACATTTGGCGTAGGTATCAAACACAAAAACAATTGAATGTGTCTCTGGTGTGACTCCTATTAACACTAACTGCTCTCTTACTTCTTCTATGAATATCTGGACTTCAGCAACATTGTTGAATGGCATCCGGTCATCCAATGCAAGAAAGTTCTTGAGTTGCTCTTCCGGTATCTTGTGGCAAGCGAGAAATGCCGCAACACGTGGGTACAGCTCATCAGCGCTTTCACCTGCTATCCACACGAGAAATGCTGGTTTCGTGAGCCTATTGATAAAGGCCACTTCGCAAGCTCTGCTCAGAAACATGTCAAGTACAAAAGTAGATTTGCCGCTTCCACTGGCACCTACAAAAATGGATGATCCTCGGTCAAATATAATCTGATCGACGCCCCACTCGCGCTTTGGCCTGCCTTTGAAGTAGCTCAGAGGTTGAAGCTGATATTGCCGTTCCTTTGTTCCCCCTGTCTTCTGCTCTCCCTCAGTTCCAGGCCGTGGAGGTACTAGCTTGGTTTTCAGTTCTCCTAGCCATGGATGTTTCTTGCAAAGTCCCATAAATGCGTGTCTAAGGCCTGCTTCATCACTATCGCGCAGTATACTGCTAAGTGAAGAGATGATGTTAGATGCTTCACTTCCTGGTTCAACCATTGCTATGATATCTGCTGATGGTTGTTGATTGTGATCAAGGATGTCTTCTAGCACCCACTGTATGACTTGATCAATGGCTGGACTGTAGGCGGGTTCTTGTGTAACGTTTGTCATGTATGCTATAATCCTTATATCGGGTTACTTTGAAACCTCCAAGGTTTCAACTGGAAGATTATCAGCGACAAACTCTGCCAAGAATTATGAGTTGCTGGTAATCTTTTTTGTTTGTTGGGAGCTAACGTCTTGGCCCGTCAGGTATCAGGTTTGTTCACTATGTTGTCCTTCCGCGTGTATCACGGTCTGAAAAGACTCTTCAACGTTTATAGGCTATGCCGCATTCTTAGTCGGCCTATCTCTCCTGGTTTTAGGTCGTGCCGACTGCCTCTTTGCTCGTGCGGATTTTTCGCCTCTTTCCTCAACAATATAAGGATCAATATCCTCTTTCTTATAGAGAACATTCCTCTCACTTATCTTGAGAGTTCGTACTCTTCCGTATTCTGCTAGTTTGCGTGGGTATGAAGAGCTAATGGGCTTGCCGCTATTTCTACTAAGTCTCTCTGCAGCAGCTGTGGCACTATACCACTCGCTAAGGTTGATGTTTTCATTCATGGATTCGTCTCCTTTTAAAAAGCACTTTAAGTGATATGAGAATAATAACTTGTAAGGTGGTGGTTTGTCAAGTCCTCTAGAGTGGAAAACCAATTTTTATCAGTTTTCAAAAAGCACGCTAAAAGCTATTGACAAATAGCACTATAAATGTTATTATTCATATAGAAGCAGTGAGGTAACGGTCCTCCTGAAGAAACACTAGCGAGAAGGAGCATCGAAATGATCATCGATTTCGGAAAGAAATACAAAGGGCACCAAATCAGCGAGTGCGACACAAAATATCTTCAATGGCTAGTATCGCATGCCAAGGTCCTTGCACTCCGAAATCGTTGGGCAAGCCGTGATGCCGCCTTTGAATTGCAGCGTAGAGCACAAACAGCAGCAGAAGCATCCGAAACGGTTAGAATTGCAGAAGAGATCATAGCCTCTGCTATGAAGGAGAAGACAATGAAGACTGAAAAATACCAGATTTTAGACATCATGGATGACGGAAAATCGCTAGAGATTATGAGGCAGGGATCGTTCATGCCAGGCTGCATCGATGTGGATTCGTCTCTCGTTGAGCGGGCCCGTAATTTGCGGATAGGACAAGTTGCGATGCTCGGACTTAGCGACGAGAAACAGTGGAATAGCAAGAGAGTCATTGAAATAGCGCAGAAATGACAAAAGCAGCACTGGATAGTAGAGCAACCCAGTGCTGAAGCCAAAAGAAGGTACATCAGTATTCTACCACAAATCAAGAAAGGTAAACCAAAATGTCACACACAGTTGATAAAGTCGCTATCGTTGAAATCACGAATGAGAAGATAAATAGCGCGTGCAGTGTACTTAGCAATATGTTTGACGGAGGTTTGAACGTTACTCAGGGTGACACTGAGAGAACGCGGCAGATCATCGATAAGCTAAGAGATGCTCAAAGTGAGCTTTTGAGCTTGTTAAAGACGCTATAGCATAGAAAGGCAAAACAATGACAACAATTCATCACGAGACTGGTAAGTTCATTGAGGATGAGCGTGGTAACAGAAGCCGCGTAGTCACTAAGATCCAGGTCGAGACGGTGATTAATCCTCGCGAAGATCGGCGCTATGCCTGGGGCCCCGATGGGCGCAAGTACAGAGTGATTTGGGTTAAACCGAACTCTGATCGCTCGGTTAATCGTGTCACTCCTCATTGGGAGGTTATGTATGAAATCAGGAACTACAAGCCCATTAGCGGACTTGATGGTAAAAGAAATATTCCAGCTATGATCCGTGAGTTCATATCATCTCAATTTCAGGACGGCGAAGAGATGACAAAAGAGATTGTCAGCGATATCCTCGCACATGCTGAGCATCAGAATAGCAACGGACGCATCGTAGAGTTCGAGGCCGTCTATACACGAGCGATATCAGGCAATATGTGGTCGGAGAAGAAGTTCTATCCTGAGTTGTATAAGATGGTAGAGAATGTCCTGATCGAGATGTTCTGTGAGTTCGAGAATGAGAGTCGTTTTCTTGTAGAGGAGAATGGCATCTTCTCTTGGCATTGTAGGTAACGTGCATCCACGCAAAAGCCACCAGACTGAGCAGTGCTTGACCTGGTGGCTTTTCGTTGTCCACTCTAGCACTTCTGTCCTGTCCTGTGACTATTAAAACTCATACTCGTTGAGCAATATGTCGAATTCGGCGTATGTTGATATTTAGTTCTAAAAAGGAAAGTGTTTCTCGTGTTAATGTTACTTACTCTAGCAGCAGGAGGTGCCCCAAGCAACTCTCAGCCCACTTTGATCTTTGGCTGCGATCCTATGGCTATCATTGGGCTGTTGCTCATCATCGGCTTTATTTTGTGTTTGATGCAATGCATTAATGTAAAGGGTTATACGTGCAAGGAGTGCGAATGGTGGACGCCTGACAGACAAGATGCGGCGGGCCATCAGCATCTCCACAGCCTCCACAAGTTTGATCTATAAGCACAAAAGTCTGTTACAAGCTGTTAGCAAGAAGGAGCCCGCTTGATTGCTGAACGGGTTCCTTCTTGCACAAAAACTCGAACATATGCGCTATTGTTATCCTTGCCATCTTTACTCGTTGTAACATATGTGCACACATTGCATCATTGCCTGAAACGAGGGACATACATTGAGACGGTTATTCTTGATATTACCTCTTGTCCTTTTACTGCTTGCTAGTTGCAGCGAATCTCCTTCACCAACATCTGCTGCACAATTAGTCCACTATCCACCGGCAACAGTGACCGATCTTCTATTCCTTGCTGCAAAAGGTGATTATCGAGCAATACATAAGTTTCAAATCAGTAGTGGTGACCTTATGGGGAGTTGTCCCCAGCCAAAGCACAGGGTGACAGTTGATCCAAGCCTGACTGGTCAGCAACTCGCAGAGGATTTACTTGCTTACTTCTATGCTCAGCATCTCGACAACTCTTGCGGATCTGTTGTGTTTGCTTATCACGATGAAAAAGAGGCAAGTGATTCGTACACAGCGGGAAGGATCTTGGTCAAAGTTACCGACCCATCAAGTGGCGCGATTAACCTTGACCCGAATGCCATCAACCTAAATCGCAGCCTCACTCTAGATACTGGTGGAGCTTATACGCATCAGGAATACGTCGTTCCCTACTGAATACCACTCTCAAAACAATCGAAAGGTGTATTGTGTACGCTATGCATTTTGCTGCTCTTTCAATCTTTCTTGAAAATCTCTGATAACTCTTGATACTGCTGGCTCATCCATGTCCAGAACGTAGGCGTCTTTGATACGCTCTAAACTACCATTGCTTACTGTGTACATTCCTGACATCCGTAGCTGCTGCACCATTCTTCTGCCATCATCAGAGACCGTTTGTGCGTAAATGCGCTTGATCCTTTTCTGAGGATAGAGGTCGACCCAGAAGTCTGTATACTCTCGAATGAGGCCTATTAGGAGGTTCTTATAGTTAGGGTGTTGCGCTATACTGCTAACGAGTAGCGTGTACTCTCCAGGCTCATCGTAGGTCAGGATATCCTTTGATGTGAGTTCAGTCTCATCTCGCTTGCCTAGAAGGATATCCATAATGGTTTCTTCAGGTAGAGGAAGGAGACTAATGTAGGCATACATCGTATCTTCCTTCTCACTATCAAAAACTGCTATCGATGTGTAGGGGTTCTTCGACTTGCGCTCTCTGTAGTGTTCCGTATCTGCCAAGTATTCTTCATGGTAGATGTCCCTGTCTAGTTTCATCGAAGCGATAACATCATTTGGAGTCGTCCACCTGATATAATGCTTCGATAATGCGGCTTTCTTTTCCGTCTCTTCATGTAGAAGACTTTTTTTTGTTGATATAACGCTAGCAACCTCATACATCTTTCCACCATCGTCTTCTGCAACAGTGATGTCACCTGCTCTTACACGATAATTGAAAGCGTTCTTGGTAAACGGTTCAAAGAGTTTTGCAGCTTCAGCAAAGCGTACGTAGCCTGGTGGTGTCTGCTTTGATTTAGGGCCTCTACGGCGTATCATGATTGTCCTCCTGAGTAACTATGAATTTTTCTTAGTATAACACGAGTAGCTATAGGTTTGCAAACTAGTTCACACCAATTTCTTTGACATTGCAAATATTGGTTCAAAAAAGTATTGACAAGCGCATTTCTGTCAGTTATAATAAAAGTGTTGAAAGTGTAGGACAAAAACATGATCGAGATCGACGGAGAGATGTACTACAATGCTGCATCAGCCGCAAGATACCTACGCATTTCTCGCTTCATGTTTTACTACAACGTAAAAGCAAGAATGCAGATATACAGGATGGAAGCATGCAAGTGGTCGCTATACAAGCAATCGGATTTAGAGAAGTTTCGTTCTGTATTGCCAGTAGCGAGTTAAAAAGAAGAACCCCGATCGCTGGTGTACCACATCAAAGTTTCCAGCGAACGAGGCAAGCGAATCGAAAACGATTCACGGAGAAGGATACCATGACACCAACCATTGAAGCAACCATCGACACCACCGAGCAGCCAATGCCAATCCGCGTGATCCGGCGCGTCAACGATCGCTTCGAGTTTGTCGAGTTGGCATCAGAAGCAGAGCTGACAGCATCGGAGCGTAGAGCTGCATTTGTAGCAGCATTCGGTATCTACGGAGAGTAACAATGATTACAGGACAAAAACTTTACGATAATAATGTGTTTGGAGTGTATCGCCCACATGATGGCGAAGAGATGCCGATCACCGTTGAGTGGATGGTAGACGGATATTATCACATAACAGTCGTTGGTGCAGATATTGAGCTCCTCGTAGATGATGAAGAGGCTGATGGTGAGCAAGAGGCGTTCGATATCTGCGAAGAGGATATCGGCAGAGAACTTACTCGGTATTCCTTTAGTAGAGGAGCAAAATAATGACAAGGCAAGAGATCGTATACCGTGACAACAACGGCGTCATGAAAAATGTAGAGTTTGAGAGCTTTGAGGCCGCATTGCCTCTCATCACAAAGCTTGATCGTCAAAACAAGCACTATGAATGGTATGAGTTTGTCGGTGGACAGTGGGTCGATGCCACTGAGGTAACCGTGCTGCAAGGCGAGGATATCTCGCGGTATATCGCTGGTCAAGTGGCATAGTGCGTTTGTCGGTTCCTGCACATTGGGCAACTGGTGTGCAGTATCGGGCAACATGCCGTAGAACATTCACAACAGAATATCGCGCTTCTCGCAGCATTCTTACTGAAGTATACCCCTACAATGCTCAATACCTTAATAAGTGTGAAGGTTCGGGTTAAACGCGAGAGGATAGACAGGTGACAACGGACAGCCGTTCTTCACGTTCATTGCGTGAGTCACCAATTCTCAACACGGTGTTGAGATAAAGCATAACGAGAGAGGCATATCAATCACATGGCTTTCTTAGATAAATACACAAAAGGCATTGGCATTCCTGAGCAGACTGCAAGTCATAAAGGGCTTTTGATGAAGCGCTGTGAGGTATGTGGCTGCTCAAAACCTGCCAATAAAAAGCACTTCCACAAGGACAAGCAGAGTCACGATGGCTATGCATTAAGGTGTATAACATGCGTGAAGTCAAAGAACAGAAATGTAGTTAAGAAGTTCATGAAGTTCAAAGTGTATCAGAAGTACGATAGTGTGAAGCTGGCGATAGAGCACAAGGAGAGAGCAGAGCTGAAATTGATCGAAACTCAGTTTGCACTAGACGAAAAGGAAGCAATAGAGATATGTGCACGGAATAAAGGCATTGACAAGGTTTGCTTGGTTGCAGTAAAGCAGGATCTGTAAGCAAGCAACGATAAAAGGCGATACTGCTAATGACAGCGGCAGTTCATGGCTGCGTTCGCCACTTCTGCAATAGTTGCAGATAATAACAAGAAAGAGGCCATACAATGACAGAATTAGAATTTACACGAACAATGGATGAAGCGTTGTTAATTAGTGAGGATGAGGCAACAAAAGTCGCAAATGAAATTTTGCATGATGCACCACCAAGGATGTATCTCATGTTCGCGAAGTACTGTAGAGATTTCCTTGTAGATCAGGATAAATACGATCTACGGGGCGCAACACCAAGCACTAGAAAAGAATTACTAGAGAAATACTCGAAGGCAGTACAAATGCTAGATCTACTAATAGAGCTTGATACCGACTCTGTGGTGTAGTCTCTTTCAATAGCATCTTAGGCGATTTGAGGATAGATTTGTAGTGCGTAGCGCAAACACAGGCAGCTAGAGCATAGCCAGGTAGCTATAAGAGGTCACAAATGTTCGAGTCTAAAGAGATAAAGTCGTCCATGGCAACTTACATGAATAATTTTCATGTCTCTGAAAAGTTTGCCAAGAAATGTGCGATTATCACCGTAAAATTCTCAAAAGATGAAATCTCCTTTAAGGAGTACGAGAGACAACAAAATGAGTTGTCTAGGGCATACCCAGAAGAAGCTTCAAAATTCAGAAGGTCGTAAATCTATCAGGCAACTAGAGCATAGCCAAGGCTCCATAGCGTTCATGACGCAAGTTGCCAATTCTCAGTATCGTGCTGAGGAACAACACAAAAGCGCTAGAAATAGCAGAAAGAAGGACAAAACAATGAAAGCACCAACAGAAGCATGGCTGGCAACGCAGCTCTTTATCAACGAAAGCGAGTGGATTGTCAACGCTCGCATGACAGACAGAAGCATCAACTATTGGATAAATGAATGCGTACGAAGACAAGCGCATCCCGAATTGGGATCGTGCATGGAGCGCCACCTAACCTCGGATACGTTTGGAGACAGTGCTCCATCCAGCCCTCAAGATAGAATTACGGATATCATGGCTCAGCTTCAGTCTCTTCAATCGAGCAGACAAAAGATCTAGAACGTTTCATCGGTTTCTCTCAGTTTTCAATCGAGAGCTGAGAGCATCGGGTGAAATGTATTCATCCGACAAGTGCTAGAAATAGCAGAAAGAAGGGACCATGCCAAAATTCAATTACTTTAAAGTGTATAAGGACATTTCCTCAAAAGAAGAGGAAATGAAGCATCTTAGGGATATCCTACCATCCTCAGTAGGCGGTGAACATTTCAAGGATATAGCTGTGCTGAATTTGTATTCAGATCGGGAAATTGATTTCCTAGCAGCATACGGATCAACCGGCTGGGAGCTTGATCAAGAGCCTCAGCAGTCTGCGTAGCGCATTCATCGGTTTCTCTCAGTTTTCAATCGAGAGCTGAGAGCATCGGGTGAAATGTATTCATTCGGCAATTGCTATAAATAGCAGAAAGAAGAAAAACAATGAGAACTGACAAAGAGATTCGACGCGACACGGCGATTAAGCTCGTCAAAAGTGGCAAATTTACCATGGATACCGTCGAGAAGATGCATTCAGAAGCCTCTCAGAGGTGCAGGGCCAATCCGGTTGACGCTGATCTTGTAGACCAACGTAATGCACTTGCAGATGCACTTGTGCATTTAAGGAAAGATCAGTCTGCGTAGCGCTTTCATCGGTTCCTGCCAGTGGCTATGGTTGCTGGCAGTATCGGGTGCAATGTGCTCACCCGGCAATTGCTATAAATAGCAGAAAGAAGGTAAAACCATGGAGATACCAAGTTTTCGCGATATAGCGCTATCTAAATTTGAAAAAGGCGAAGTTTCGCTTGAGAAATTAGAGCGTATGCATAGGATTGCTGAGGAAAGCTTTGCCAAGCGCCCCAGTGCTGAAAAAATGGAAGAGCGTGATGGGATTGGGTATGCCATTAAGATTATCCGGTCCGGCCAACAATCTGCATAGCGCGTCGATCAGTGGCACGGGCGCTGCCTATTGCGCCCAACTTCGACACAAGAAAGGATCGGAGCACTAACATGGAAGAAATAACAAAAGGAACCATAATCGCATTCGGATGCGGGAAGGTAAGAGCGCATATCGATCTTTGTATGGGAAACGGAAAGATCAGAACTTTCCTGCTTAAAAACGAAGCACTAGCGGGCAAACTAGCCGGAAAGTTACATGTAGGAGAAGTGATCGAGATCGAGACAGACAGCAGAAATTTCATAGCTGACTGGATACTGGGTGTATGGATCGGCTACGATCAGAATTGTGAGCTGAGCAGGGTCGCATTATAAGTATTATCAATACGAGATAGATCTTTAGTGGAGCAGCAAAGGAGAAGCGCATGTCACATCAGCAGCTAGGCCTTGTGCTCTATGCGCTCCTCATGCTGCCGTTTACTCTTGGATACATCAAGCACAAAAGGTGGCAAAGAAAATGGCAGAAGAAACGAAGGACATCTAGGAGTAAGAGGAGAAAACCATGAGTTACAAAGATTTGCTCAGAAAAGGCATGGGCATTACATCAACGCCAGTACAGCCTAAAGCAAAGGCCACGCCAACATCAGCGGCCAAAGCTTTGCTGGGCATCAAGGAAGAGCCTGTAGTTGCTGTAAAAGTGAAAGAAACGCATTGGTGCGATGAATGCGAGATTTTTAGCGACAAGCCGCATATTCATGCCGATGAGGATTATTGATGAAGAACTTTCAAGACTGGATACCAATGATCGTTGCCATTTGGACTGTCATTGCAGTGATATGGCTGTGGATGAAGATTGGCAAGTCTGGCAGGCAATTCTTTGGATTGATAGCAGTCGTCCTTGCCGTTGCCGTTTTCTTCTTCATCCAAACATTCGTTGCATTCTCACAGAAAACGCTTGTTGCAACAGTAACCGCTGTGGCTGTTGAAAATAAACCGCATACTCTGCTGATAACCCTGAAAAGGGCGGAGAGAACAGAAGCGGAAACCTATGAGATTGCAGGTGATCGCTGGTTCCTACAAGTCGCTGTTGTAGAGTTACAGCCATACATGCACTTCATCGGCATGAAGAGTGTTTACTCATTGACAAGATTAAACGGTCAATTCGATAGTACATCCAATAAGACAAGCGCACCGATTAATCTGGGTGGTTTCGCTCTGTACGAAAAAACAGACGATTGGATGAATATCCCATTCATACGCAGTGCATACGGCAATTCTGTAATAAAGACAGTTGGAGAGTTTCGTGTGTACGCCGACGTTAATGGAGAGTTATCGGCTACACAGGTTTGAAAGGATACAGTGATGATTAGTGACAAAGAGCGAGAGTTGATTAATAACATTATCAAGCTATTCATTGCTAATAAGTGGTGTATTACATCGGAAGGTGTTGCTGCATTTGCAAGGCAATATGGAGAGCAGGTTGACGTTGAAAAAGTTGTTGCGGTGATGCAATATAATACAAGCAAGGCAGTTAGGAGATGACAATGCCAAACAACAGACTACCAACAAAAATACAAGACGTACCTTTATTTCGATTAGGCATCGGAATAATCCTCATTGTCCTCTGGATTGTATTCTCGTCCTTTTCGATCCTCACAACGGAGGATCTCATCAAAAGGGGGCATGGTGGAAGCTTTGTCCTAAGTTGGCAATGCCTCACACAATTGTGGGATCTCATGAATGGCAACATTCATGGTGACGTCCAGACGGTGGCAGTCTTAGGCGCTTGGGGAGTTTACATTCTCCTCATCGCCACCGGAATTGCCGAAATCGTTACGCCGGATGAGAGAGGCGAAGACAAATTCTTCAAAACGGTTTGTCTGATTATCCTATCGCTGGATGCGTTCGCAAATTACAACTACTTGCGAATTCTACCATGGGAATATCAGTGGCTTGTTTCGATCATGTGCACGTTTGTCATTGTAGTGTGCGGCAAGAAGGGAGCAGAAATTGCTCTATCAGCAATAGGAGATATATTCTCCTAGAAAGGGGCGATAAATGGATACGCGTGATGAGGAAACTGTTGAGGCATTAGAAGTTCAAGACAAATGGGGGCTTACCACTAACGGTGGTGCTGCACTGGGCACAGGACTGATTTCTATTCCTTCATTAATGCACTTTGGGACATTCGGGCTAGTTGCCGCTGGTTGCCTGACTCTTGTTGCTTTCCGGCATGGTGATCAAATTATCGGTTCGGGTAAGCAATTTATGGGTAAGGCGGTCAAGGTGCCAACGTCAAGAGGCATTGGTGACAGGGTGCTCGGCAGGAAACGAGATTCTAAAGTGAGTGATGCGATTGAAATTGAAGATCCTGTCTCCAGCAGGATGGCTGCTATGTCGTTCAGCAATGAGGGGTCCCTAGCAATGCCGCAGACGCGATTTGAGCCCTCTGAAATGCGGAAGAACATCCTCCCTGTTCGTGGAGTTCACCAGCAAGATTCATCTCTTGCGGGGAACATCTTTCCTCAGTATCCAGAGGATGAAACATTGAGACTAGGAACAGAGACAAAGAAAAAGTATCGGTTTGACCCATGGATTGATGATTTCTTTGGGAAGGGCATGATTGTCGCTGCGGTGCAAGGATCAGGCAAATCAATGCTTTGCGGCTTGATTATTGAGCAAGCCGCAAAATGCGGTGTTCCTGCCATCGTTTTCGACCACAAAGGTGAATATGCAGGAATAGTAGACCTGCCATTCGTGAATGGAATCAGGGCCGGATCTGATCGTCTTCGATCTAAAGCGGGCTGCTTTGAGTTGTCTATCGATAATGCTGATGACTTTGTGCACTTGATCATGGAAAGGAGACATCAAGCTATTATCCATCTTCCATCCTATGGAGACGGATGGCTTGATCGTGCTGAGATTGTGGCGGCTGTGGGGCAAGCTCTTATGCGCTATTCAGCACGGCAAAGAGAGCTTAGCAATCCTCTTATTCCATGCCTCGTTTTTCAGGACGAAGCACAGCTCTATATTCCGCAAGATCCAAAGATGTTGCCACCAGAAGCGCGAAAGAATTCAGATGTCCTTGAAAGCCTCAATAATGCCTACTTTGCATTAGTCAGTAATGGGCGATCCAATGGATACACGATGTGTTTTGCTACTCCATCTCTGACCTATGTTGCAAAAGCAATGATCAAGAGTTGCCAGATCAAAATCCTCATGCGACATGCAGAGAAAAATGACCTGGACATGTGTGAACAAATCGTCAATGGTGTGGTCACACGCCAAGAGATCGAGTCCATGCCAGTTGGGACAGGAGTTGTTTTCGGGTTCACACAAAAACCCATGGTTGTGAAGTTCGACACAAGGCAATCACGCGATTTGTCTGAGACTCCTGGCATCAAGAGGCTTCGAATGAAAGAGACATCGCCACGATCCGTGCAAACGATGATCCTGCCAGAGGAGGAATTGGATATTGATCCAAAGGGTACCCGTAGGTTAGAAGAAACTGATGTGATAGAGCCGTTGTCTCCAAGACAGCCACCGTCGCATCGACCGAGTAATCGGGTTTCTCCTGAACTGCAAGAGGCATTGCGGCTTTACCAAGAAGGAATTACATCCTACCGAGAACTCGGGGCCGCAATGCAGACAACGAAGTATCAAGGGGAGGTGTATATCAAAGAATTAAAGCGGAGGAAATTGATCAATTAATGTCCGATTTTTGTCTGTCCGATGTCTCTTTGTCGCGTCCGTAAGCTCAAATCGGACACGTTTCGGACGGACAGACAGTATTTCGTACATTTTTCAGACATCGCTCAGACACGAATTTGAGAAGGAGGAAATTATGATAGCTCTTATCACGACAATCACGTTCATGGCTATCGCAGTCGTTTTGGTCGCTGTTATAGCCACGCATAAACTTAATAGAGAGAAAAGTCTGTCAACGGCTCTATACATCCTTTCATGGGAATGGGTCAAGTCATTCCTATACTGGCTGGTCGTTTCGGCTGGTACTATTTCCGAATGCGTTTTCTTGATGGCTTCACTCTGGATAAGTGTGAATGCTACGGTTCATCCGCTCATGCTCAAAGTAGTGAGTGAGGCTGTTTCGGAAACGCTTTCGCAGTTATCGGTTGCCTCATTCACGAGTCTTCCAGAGATTATCGTTGGTTTGGCTTTCGTGACGACATATGGGCATATAAAATCCTACTGTCTGCATAAGAAAAAATCCTCATTGACTTGGGGGATATTGTTTGGCTTACCAACGATTGTTTTTATGGGATTAAGCTTGTGGACATTGGGATCTTCCTCACTTCATATCGGATATGAGATGCCGCCTTTTATAATTGCCACACGCGCTTTATCTGGGTATCTCTACGGTTTTTTGTCTATGCTCTTTGTTCTTATCGGCAAACCTGATTATGCAGATTTTGTTTCGTCCAAAGAAAACAAAATAGCCGACTTGGAAGCTTCTATTGCCACTCAGAAAGCGAAGATGCAAGCGGACATTGAAGAGCAGAAGAACAGACTGGAAACGATTATTGAGAACCTGACAAACGATCTGGAGACCGTCAATGTCCGCTTGATCGAAAGCACCAATCAGACAAGGCGTTTAGCGCAACGTGCAGAGAATCTAGAGAGGACCGGAATAGAGGATTACCCAAATGTCATCTCAGAATGGATTGAGAAGGGAGTGAAGACTGTCTCGATTGATGAGATTGCTACGATCACTGGCCATTCAAAACGGAGGCTCTGCAAAGCTCCTTTTCAACGGCATAACCGAAATAAAGATTTGATCATCGTTTCATCGGTCATTGACTGGCTGAAAATAGCTCCTTTGCCGGATACAAAAGTGGTTTCTATAGATGATTACATCGAGATGGAAGCGTAAATCGAAACCAGGGGATAACGATGATCGGATGTTGACAAGGATTTTTCGTTTGTCTTCTCACCGCCTTTCTAAAAATAGAATGGGATGGCTTGACAAGCGGTTTCATAGATGTCCTGAAAACAGGTCTATTTTCGAAAATAGACCTTCATTTGGAAGTTTGGAAGGGGGAAAATACTGTTTCGAGAGAGCGTTTCTGGACTGATTCAATAGGAGATTAACCACCTTGAATTATATTAGCCGAATGGTTGGAATACAACCATTAGAAGAGGATACTGATAACCCTTGTGAGGTGAGGGTTGTCATTTCGCAAGATGGGCATCAGTCATTCGTGAGAGGATTGGTAAAGCAAGTAGAGGTGGCCTTCTTTATCATTACGATTATCGGCGTTGCATGGTTCTTCCCTGGGTCGAAACTCCCATCCCTATTCAATTCGATCGCACCGAAACCGTCACCTCAGCAGACGGTTCAAGCAGTACCTCAGCAACCCATCATAGCAGTGTCAAGAGTAGACCAAACGAGTCCAAATGCATACACGACCACGCAAGAGTACAACGAATGGTGGCATTCCTCTTGCAGCGCAGCAGCCATGACGTATGCTCTCAATGCAGCGGGTGGACACTACCATCTTCAGGATACGCTAACTGCTGAGATCAACGCTCAACAAATCAGCTCTGATTTAGGATTACTCAATGGTTTCACGAGTGTATCAAAAACCGTTGGGTCACTTGGTTACCATGCCACATCTGTGCAAGGTGGTATTGATGGCATTGTGCGCGTCGCAAATAGTGGTTCTCCAGTGGTTATCTCAATGCGTAATGCGGATTGGCCCAACGGTCATATCTTGGTAGTTACGGGTGGCGATGGTTCGCATATTCGCGTTGTTGATAGTTGGTCCACGAATCGAACTTCGTTTAGCCGTGCAACATTTGCTGCACAGTACACAGGTCTTGCAGCTGTCATCAAGAGCGACCATCCCGTCAGCAACCATGCATCAGGCTCTTCCGTGGTCGGAGCACCATCGATATCAGCAGAGAAGATCAACAGCATCCTCTGCAATGCCGGTAGCCCTGCATGTGGAGCTGGCCAGACTTTCTATGATGATGGCGTCAAATATGGCATCGATCCGGTTTATGCCTTGGCGTTCTTCAAGCACGAGAGCAGCTTTGGTACACAAGGTGCTGCTACACGGACACTAAGCATTGGAAATATCAATTGTTCATCGGGATATTCGTGCATCGGAAGATTTAGAGCATATCCTACGTGGAACGGTGGTATCCATGATTGGTTTAAGCTGATCTCTGAAGTCTACATCGGTCAATTTCATGCATCCACTGTAGAACAAGTAATTCCACACTATGCTCCCTCATCAGATAATAATGATGAAGCTGCCTACATTGCATCAGTAGAAGCCGATGCGAATTCATGGCGAAAGTAAAGGAAAACAACATGTTAGCACAAGTAATAGCACAACTCGCAAATCTTGAAGCGTTCTGCCTCGTATGTCCATCAGTGAGCGAAGTCACAGCAATCCTTGAAGAGATTGGCTTCCACCTTGCATTCGATATGCGTCCGATGACATTCTCGAAGCAATCAAAGCTGGCAACGCTACCAGCGCAGTATCATTATCGCGATGCACACGGCACTGAGCTGATATTCTTAGCTGGCCAGGATTATGCAGAGGAAGACGAAGCAAGGTTGCCATCGCATGCATCGCGTTGGTGGATTTATCCAGGTACTTCACAATACAGCTATAATCTTGTAATGCAGACGTTACGTGCCAAGTTTCTCTTGAATTGGATCTAGCGCTGGTTGGCTTTTGCCAAGTCTGAAAAGCTTGGCAGAGGCGAGTCAAGAGGCTCGAATATAGTGCTCATATTGAGCATGAGGAGATTTATCGTGAATGAAGACCAAACAACATTCCTAGGGCTAAGCATGGGGTGCCTGGTGACTATGGCACTTGCAGTACTATTCACTATCGGCAGTACAGGCTTTGCAGTATGGTACAATTATCATCTTGCAGTTCCTCTAGCAAACAGTGAACGCCATGTTACAACGTGTAGCATGCAATACTTGGTATCGAACAAGGCAAGGATCAGCAACGATCTTGATGCCATATCGAACAACAATGTTGACATTGCATCAACACAAGATCAGACACTGAAGACACAACTCAAAGCGCAAGAGAAACAAAATGCACGTGACATCTACAATGCTCTTGATGCTTCTGAGTGCTCACGTCCTGAAATTGTCAAAGACATGCCAGAGCTGCAAGGCTTCTTTGTGCAGTTTCCAGTAAGATAAGGAGACAAACGTGAAAAATAAAGCATTTATGATTACGCCATGGCTGATCCTGTTGTGCATCGTGTTGTCCGCAAGTGCTTGCGATTATACACCTGCACAAACATCATCAGAGTCAAATCAAGTTAACGATCAACAAACGACGTATGCCAACAACCAGCCACTTCACAAGTATGATTACTCACCAGAGCGTGACGAGCTTCAGCAGATTTACGATGCTCGTATGAAGCTCACAAACACATGGACAGTGATATACAGTATGGGGAAACCTGTATTCGTGTGCCCTAGCAGAGGATACCCAATACCGTACACAACACAGCTCACGAATCCTTCTCAGGTACAGCCGGATCATAGCCAGTACGGAGGAAATACTGTAATTCCTCAAGCAGAGCCCAATGGTTTGTACACTGGTACCTCAACAGCCACTTGGGTGCTTTGCATTCGAACTCTTCCAGGCGGAGGCTCTGAGATTGATCCGGTGTACAGCGAACCTGATGCCTTAGCATTCTCCTATCCTGTAAAGATCGGAGAAGACGGGACAATACAAGATGCAGGTGGTAATTCTTCAGTTAGCATCAATATCAAGAAGTGACGAAAGGACCACGACATGGCTAGAACACTCATTCACACACTACCAGCAACCTCAACGCTAATGCTGGTAATCAACAACTCACCGATAGTTTTTCAGGTTATCGGCAGTGATGAACAACAGAATATCGAGATTAGCACCAACAACCCTGAGCGTTTTGCACACGAGATATCTTTCGTGCAGAAGAAAGATATAACAGCTATCACGGTTCTTGTCAAGCAAAACCCTAAGTACAACATAACAACAAGTGGCACAATACAAGGCATGTGCATTGGTGATAATCAGAATGTAACACAGCATTTTGATGGTGGCGTCATGAAGACACAAGCGACAACGGATCTCTATGTTGTTATCAAAGTTCCTGAGAATATCAATGTCAGTGGTTACAATGCGATCAACAGTGATATTACAGGTGTGAAAGGTGTCATTGATTAATGAGATACGATATATTCGATAAGATTGACGAGAATACGCGAAAACTCTTCAGTCAATGCGGAAGCGTAGATATCAGACAAGCAGAGATATTGCTGAACAAGCAAGGTTATCATGTAGGCGTAGATATCAATAGAGAATCATTCTGTGCTCTCGTAGAGTCGTTAGAATGGTTTTTGAAAGAGCATATTGTACCATACAATTAATAAAGCATTTAAGAAGCATAACAGCAACATCATCATGGCCGTGCTAGAAATTGGCGCGGTCCTTTTTTGCGTCTAGGGGCAACCTTTGTGACTGCAACACAGTTCCAAAGTTTCACTGTTCCGCAGCAATACTGTTTGAACGTGCAGCAGCTTTAGAGTGTTGTCGCTCTGAGGCTCTCGGTACTCGACGGTGTCACCGTTACACCGTGTTGCTGTTATGTCGTTGGGTGCAATATTTGTGCATTACGTGTACTAACGAGACGATAGGCAATCTAAAAATCGCCTCAATTACACCTTATGCCTATTGACAACTCCAACCGTTGGAGCTATACTAGGATTGTAAGTTAATTGAGGCTTACGGGATGACAGAAAGGAACAGACGATGATTAACGTCGGGAATCACAATCTCCCAGAGGAGATAATTCTAAGCGTTGAGAGTCTCCAAGACGGTAATTTTGTAGTTACGTATGACTATGAAGGAGAAAATCGCTCAGATACAACGTTTAATCAGTTCGATCGTGAGGATGTCAGGAACCTTCTGAAGAGGCGTCCTGAGCTTGCGGTGGATAATAACAATAAAACGGAAATTCCTCTAGAGGATCTCGAAAAGGCAACGAGAGAAGTCTTTGAGGCTCATGGAGAGTCGATGACTCTCAAACGGGACACGATATACGGGCAAGATAAATGGACGTTCCACGACGCAAAGCGCTGCCTTGCCGCCGAAAGTGATAAAGCAACGGCAATTAAGAAGGCGCTCCACAAGTCCGGCTTTCTTAATGAAGTCGTCAAGAAGCTGAAGCAATTTCATGAGTAATCATCCGGTCTCGTACTATGCATCTGAGTATGGGATCAAACACACCGTGCTCAATAATGCAATACGAGATTTTTTTAAAGGCAAGTCATGGGGCCTCGAAGCTCAGAAAGTCCCCCTGACGACCATGTACATCGTGGAACAGTCAGATTTTGAAGTCTGGTATCAAAGGTATCAGGCAAATCGGCAAAAGAGAAAGGCAAAACAAAATGGACAAAAACAGGGACACCCTAGCGAGGGAGATGGAAGTGCAGGCTGAAAAAGAGCTTGCTGAGATTATGCTATCACAGAAGGGCAGGCTCTGGGCGGATAGAGGCGAGGATTACGAAGGCAATCACACGTACGGAGCAGCCCGCGACGAGCTGAAAAATCGCCAGTTCTGGGCGCGGCAGAGACAATAGTTATACAGTCTCACGAGTAGTTCATCGGTTCCCGCGTATTGCGAAGGTAGTACGCGGTCTCGGGTGAAATTACCCGAATAGCTCAAAAGCAGAAAGGCCGACAAGATGATCATTAATCTTACACCACACACCATTACTGTTGTCGATGCGGACAATCAAATTATCCGCGAGTATCCTAGCAGATCGGAGAAGTAGAAGGAATTAAGATCTTTCAGACGAAATTTGGGAAAATCGAAGGTCTTCCTGATCCACAGGATGGAATCTTGATCCTGGTGAGTATGCCAGTAGCTCAGGCTGTTAGCGGACGTATCGACATCTTGGCACCTGATACAGGTCCAACAGCCTATCGCGTCGAGGGCAAGATCATCGGTGTACGTCAGTTCGCACGGTATTAATTTAGTTGATTAGTCTCTGCCGATTGTGTGAGTAGTCGGCAGGCGCAAGTCAATTGTTGGCTTGATAAACAAGAAAGAGGATTCAAATGCAAACCCAATTCGTTGTGTATGTTTCAATAAAAAATGATCCTGTGGATATCTATCACAGGAAAGATGTTTTGATCATCAGTGCAATTTCAGCAGAGGATGCGAGAGATCAAGTTCGATCGGAGTCTCTTTCTATCATCAAAGAGAAGTGTGTTGGGAGAGATTATTCTCCCAACATTCATCTTGAAATTGTTGCCAAGGCTTTGAGTTCTGCTTTTAGCATGAGAGCAGATTCAGACAGACTTGATAGTGGATCAGTGGGTCTTTTTGAGGTCCTTGATCCTGAGAATCTGTAAGTCTTGGATAAGAAAGAAGGAGAAATTATGTCGTATCAGTTTTCAGCAGATTTTTCGGGAGAAATAGTACGTCTTGCCAAAGAAATCGCGTTCCACGTTCGTGGCATGCGAGAATTACAGGATGTTGATGTGCTCATTGAGAAATATGAGCACGAGCAAGAGGAACTTCAACAATCCGATCATCCTGAAGAGGAATGGCCAGATCTCGTGTACTATGCCTGTTGCCTAGCGTCACGAGGAAAGCGTGTGTATCTTTCTCAGGTTCAAATTGAACTAGAGCGATCTGGCCTCTCTCAGGATCAAGTAGAGGCAATCACGCTGGCGAAGTATCGTCTACGTGCAAGTGGACCCAACAGCAAGGATTTTGAAGCAGAGCGTGAGGCTATTAGAGTTGCGCTTCAGGAGGCAACGTGAAACTATGTATCTTTGATGTTGATGGGACTTTAGTTTCAACCAAATCAGGCGCAGCATTCCGCAAGAGCGCCGATGACTGGCAATGGCTCCCTGGTCGTCTTGAGAAGGTCAAGAGTCTCATTGCGCAAGGCATCGGCGTGGCAATTGCCACAAATCAAGGCGGTGTGGCATTCGGATACATGAATGCTACAGACATTATTGAGGAGTTAATGAAGATGTGCAGAGAAGCAGGCATAGCCGATAGAGATGTGCACATCTGCTTCGATCACCCGAAAGCCTCTATTGAGAAGTATAAATTTGATAGCATCAATCGCAAGCCAGGGCCAGGAATGCTGCTAGATGCCATGCATAACTTTGCTGTATCGCCAGAAGAGACGCTATATGTTGGTGATCGCAAAGAGGACAATGATGCGGCTAATGCTGCTCAATGTCGCTTCATGTTGGCTGACAAGTACTTCGCTCAGTAGCAATTGCCCGATGTCTCTTCATTGAGCGTCGGGCTATCTTTTTGCCTTCTGCAATGCTGCAATACAGGCGATAGCGAGTTCACCGAGATGCAAAAGTTGGTGAAAAGAAAGCCTTGACAAAGCCATCTTCGTGTGTTACAATCCAATCATAGAAAGTTAATTGAACACACACGAAAGGACATGAAAATGTTACCACAATTGATTGGATCTGAAAAGCAAGTGAAGTGGGGCTCTGATATCCGAAATGAGGCCATTGATTGGGCTGAAGAGAATGTCAATATCCTCGTAAGTGAAGGGCTCCCTGCACCCTATGCGCAGGAAATGAGGAAACTCATTGAAAAGGCAATCAATGAGAAAACGGATGCAAAAATTTGGATAGAAGGGAGGCGCATCCAGATTGGTACTCCTCCTCAATATCAAGAGGACATCACTGAGGTGCTGAGGAAGGAAATTCCGCCGCTCAGAGCGCAAATATCCCCAGATCAATATAGTATTGTATGGCGCGTCAAAGGATTGAGTAAATAATGCAAAAGAGAAAGGGAGGCCAGCCGAAGAATAGAAATGCAGCAAGAGGACAATATCCACGGCGAGTTGTCTCATTGTCAGGCCCCGAGTTCGATGAGGCCATGAAGAGTCTTGAAAAACGAGGGGTGAGCGATCCAACAGATAAGGAGATTATAAAAGAGATGACAAAATTAGATTGGTCTCAATTTGGGATCAAGCAGGAAACGTCTGAAGAAGCTGCTCAGTACGACCGTGAGCAAGCCGAGAGATCGGCATTAGCAGAGACCCGTGCTGATTATCAATGGACGGAAGAATGCAAAGCCATGTCCATTGAGACGTTACGTAAGATCATCGCTGAAGGTCCGTATGTTCCCAATGAGGACGGCAGTCAGCCTGAACCTGAAGAGGTCGATGAGCCTTTCAGGTCATTGCATCCTAGACGCCATAGACAGGCTCAGATTGTTTTAGAGACAAGAAATTAGCAAGGAAGGTGAAAAGCATGAATGCGCAATTCAATCAGGAATTAAGGAATAGAGTACTCAAAGGTATCGCTGTTTTTGATGCAAATGTCCCAGAGTGGAGAGAGATGGTGCGGCAATATGACCCATCTCGTTCTACAGATATCCTCAATGCTCTCTTTGGCTTCAGCTCGAAATATGACAAAGAGAGCATCCCTGAGCTGTACCGACGACGTTTAGTTGGCCGCCGAGGGCGCACGAGTGCCAACGCCTCAGAGCAGATATTCTGGCATGAGGTCGGGATATGCCTCTACGCTGATGAAGACGCCAGCCACGAGGATCTTATGGACATTTGGCGGGAATTCATAGGATAGTTTCAAAATTGCCCGATGTCTCTTAATCAAACGTCGGGCTTTCTTTGTGTCATGCACCGCATCCTTTGCATCCATAGCTACATGGTTTGCCTTTTGCCATATTGTCTATGTCTTCGCCTATTGGAACCGAAAAGCCATACTTTTCGCATATTCTTTTGAGAATTGGAGCACCGTACTGGGCATAGTTCTCATTTGACTCAGCAAAGGACAGCGTTTCCTCATCCCCCAATAGCCAAAGCCAAGCCCCCATTTTTTCGATGCTACGAGATGTACTTAGGCCGCGATGATCCTGTACCTTCTCCCATGCAAATTCCATGTAATCCTTCATCTCAGCGATAATAGTGTCTTGTGTGAGTTGTTGTTCTTTCCACCCTGATAGATCAGCGTCATCTCTTAAAAACGCTTTTGCCTTCTCAACTGGGAGATATGGCAAAAGTACTTCTTGAGTGAAATCGAAGAAATGATCAGCTTTTTTGCAACGAGCAACAATATCATCATGTGTTCTCATGCTTGTATACTTTCCTGCTTTTTACTAACGATTGTAACATTTCGAATGATATTAATCGCTTCTTATGGCATGATTCTCTCTTGTTGACTTGATCTTGCAGAAGTTGCAGATCTTCATCGGAAAACCTGAATGCATACTTTGCAGCTCTCTCGCTGTCATAGCATCCTGGAATGGCTACTTGATTGCTAGAAATGACATATGCATTACCTACCTTGTGTATCATAGATTGCCCTTTCTTGCAACGGGCTTGGATGGCAATCGATTCTGTTTTCTCGTGTTTTTTGCCATCTTCTCCCAAATCATGCCTGTACTATAGTACTTTTGTCTACATTTTGCGTAGTAGTGTGCAGATTTTGCCAACAAGCTGGGAAATCTTTGTCTCAACCCGTGTTTTTGGCCATATCAGGCTATCAGCAAGTCCAATGGCAACTGTTTGATGCTATCTACAATCTCTTGGTGCCCTAATATTGCTTCTTCTCGTGTACTATACCTATTCGTGAATTTGCTAACACCAGCATTGTTATCATCTATGAAAACCATTGTTTCATACAATGTAGGTACATGTCCATAGCTATGATCCATTACAAGGAATACAGTGGAAATGCTTATTTTATGACCCCCTATATCCATCTCTGTCAGATCAATGCGTCTCTTATCAGCATCACTCAGCAACGCTTCTGCTGCATACATGTCATCAGTCGGGTAAGGATTATTTAGAGCGTCTAGAAGATACCAAGACAGTTTGTACATGTCATTCTCCATTTTTGCTTGGTGATACTCTTCTGTGAAATCACCAAGGACCTGAGTTTCTATTTCTCTCGATTTGTGATCTATCCATCTCTGGACATATCCTTTTACGCTGTTCATCAAGAGTCCTTTCTCTGCTTTGTGTGTATTCGGGCATTTTACTTGGTGCCAACACCTGAACGGGGGACTACTTTCACCCGGAAGGATAGAGAGCCTCTTAGTTCTGATGCTTCGCACTTCCAGGATAAAGATGTGACTGCACACCTCTTCTGCTTTTGCTTGTGCCAAGCTCGGTATTCAATCGGTCTCATGGTGTTGTCCTTTCTAGCGGTGTGAACACGATGGTAGCACTACTCCCAACAAGAATGCAATCCCAAAGGATATCGCCATGCCTTGCCACCCAGTCTTCTCGAATAGCCTTACTACGCCGTACCACATGCCACTAAAGAAATCACTGAAATAGTCTATAATCTCTTGACAAAGCTTCTCTAACCTCTCCATCTTTGTTGTCCTTTCTGTGCTAGCGAGAGGACTGCAACGCGCAATCCTCCGCTGACTATTCTACATGCTCAGTGCAATCTGAAGAGCCTCACTGACCAGGCTATGCCCCCAACGGGATGCACAGGCCAGCCATGCCCCTTGTCCAGCTCTCACAAAGATGTCTTTGCCGCCTTTGTCTCTCATGATAGCAGGGTAGCCAAGCCTCTCACCAATATTCATAAGCTGACAATGAGCAAGACACTTTGAGCACCATTCACGCCCATCGTTGTCGAGATGCAGCACATCCTCGTATGTTGCTGGCTCGTGGCCACAACATTGGAAACCATCGTATTTCGTTGCACAGTCCACAGGAGCAGGGAGATCTGTGTCTGCCATCGGTGGTAAAGCATCCTCAGCAAGAATATCAGAAGATGCAATATTTGGTGATGTTTCGGTGACATCCTCTTTAGAATGCTCACTTTTAAAAGTTGAATTCAAACCACCGCAAATGGGACTTTGTTTCATTAGGTCTAAAGTGGTCATAACACCGCTTGCAGAGCGATCTAAGGGCACTTCATTAATAGAGTCATTTTGACCCTTGCAGTGGATTGCAGTGGTTTGAACTACCCAAGCCCCAGGAGAAACATTATTAGTATCAAGAGAAGAATATTTTAGTTTCTCTCGGTAGCCAAGGGGGTTAGATCCACTGCAATCCACTGCAGCCTCTTTGTCATACCCGTTAGATCCGCCTGTAGAGCCACTTTGGTTATTGATACATTGTCCTGTTTGCGGTGGTTTGTTTTCAATCTCTTTTTTGGTCACTCGCCAAACTTTATTTCCAGTGTGGCTGTCTACCATGTCTTCGATACGGAATCCTTCAGACCCAAAGACTGTTTGTTTGCGGAATGTTAGCGAGTGTCCAAGCGAGAGATAGAAGCTTTCACGTTTCTCCGAGAACTTCTTTGCGAGGTATGACGGGAGCGATTCAAAGAGTCTACTGTCTACCTCAAATGCAACAGAGTGGGGAGATCCACTGATAACATCTTTTTGCACATCAAGTGTTTTCACCCAATTGCTGTCATACCTGTTGTGCCACGCACTTAGGAAACGCTCCCACTCTTTTGCTTCTTCGTTATTCTTTGACCTCAACTCCTCTCTGTTTTGTTGCCATCCTTCAATTCCTGCATAGTCAAGGATTCCGCCGACCATCTTCATCCAGTTGCCGAACGAGTCAGCTTTGGATATCTTTGTCTTTGGAGCAGGTTTCCCTGCTTGGAACCACGCTTTTATCATAATCAGGATAGCCTCTACGAATTCTCTTCTATGCTCTTCGCAGTAATCTAAGATCTGAGGTATCTCATAGTTGTCTCTCTCATCAGGGTTGGCATCGTTGGCTATCAGGCGTATTCTAAAGCATCTTCGTGATAAGTCTCCTCCGATCAGGAGATTGTTCCCTGTCACCACCCATACAGCCGTGTTCGTGGCAGTAACATCTTTCGACACTCCTAGGAGTCGGTCACTGATTGTCTCACTGGTTAGCGCTGCCTCTAGAGAGACTGATGCAAGAGTGCCACGAACATTATCAATGAGGACCACCTGTGGGCACTTTAGCAGTACAGCCAGGATAAACTTTCTCCACTCATCATCGTCTCCTTTTTGAGATCTTGCCTCAGTCCTTTTCCCTGTTGCAATGATAGCGAGGAGTTGAGCGAGGAAAGTCTTGCCTGTCCCTGGATTGGTCGCATCTAGCAGCGCTAGCTGGATATCTCCCTTGAACGCATGTCTGATGAATGGAGTGATGAACAACCCCATCATATTTGCCTTGTCTGCTTGGCCCTCAAAAGGGAACTCTTCAATGAGACGTGACAGCAGTTTCGCTGCATTCTTAGCATCCTCTTGTGTAACATTCTCAGGAACCTTGAGGCCTTTCAAATCTTCCGATGGATCATAGTACACTTTGAGTTTCTTGTCATACCCTGGCTGATCAATAATTGATCCATCAGGTGCTACAACAGGAGCCTCAGTTACACCTTTAAGCACAGGGAACTTCCAGTCAGAAGGAGGAAGAGCCAAGATCTGTTCAGCTACCTCGTTACTGGGTGACACAGGTATCATTGTCACCTCCTCTGGATTGATCCTTTTTGTCCTAAAGAAGTCAGCACTAGATGATAGATCGCCTTTTAATGATGCAACATTCAATTGCTGTACAATAGGTCTATCATCTTCATCACGTACAACACGAGAGAGCATTGAAAAATGCACAAACATTCGGCGTTTTATTGCCTCATATGTATGCAAGGCATCAAGAGCTTTCTGCGTAACATCGCGTAGCTGGCCACCAAGGATGATCTCAGGAAGCAAGGACTCTGAGCTGCTAGTATTAGCTCCGCCAATTGGAGTAGCCGCATCAAGGGCTTTCCAGAGTTCTGCGGAGAAGTCCTTTAGCCTGCCTTGCACATGAAGTTTCTTATGCAAATCGTTGGGGTCCTTCACCTCATGTGATGCTTTCAAATCAACCACGAGCACCTTTCCCTGATAGCCCAGGTCCGCAAGTCTCTTTGATGTCCCGTGTCCAAATTGTTTACCTGCATCAGGCTTTCCCTTCTCAGGTGGCTCTTTGACGATGTAGACGACAGGTGGAAATGCTGCAACGTGCTCAGATTGCAAGCAGTTGAACATATTCGCACCAGCGATACCCAATGCTGGCATGTTGTGTCGCCATAGTGTCCAACAGTCGCTCTCTCCTTCTGGAATGACAAGGTAACCTGCCTCACGAGCAATGGCTAATCGTTCAAGCCCATAGGGAATAGCTTTAGCACCCTTCTCCCATTTCGTGCCGTCTTTAGCCTTTAGCGCCCATCTGAAGCGAGAATGTTCGTATTTAGACCCATCAAGATTGAAGTAGGTGATGCGTATCTTGCCCTTAAATTCTGTTATGTCGAGATTGATTAGGAACCTGGGGTCTATGATTTTGTCCCTGCCTAATTCTTGCAATGTGATGTTTGCATACGGCGCACGCGCTTTGAAGTTTGTATCCTTGCGATAGAGGTTGGTTTCATCAATGCTGAGTGCATCACAGATGGCCTGATGTGAGCATCCTGCATAGCACATGATACCTGCATGCCCATCTGTGATGTCTTCCCAGATCTCAAGGCTTGGGTGCCGATCGTTATGAGCAGGGCAACATGCCATGTACCCTCCTCTGCTTGTACTTTTGTATACTGGCAATCTCGAAAGAACAATATCGAGAGGTGACTCTTGGCATTGAACAGTATCTTGTGTAACTTCTTTGAGCATTATGCTATAATCTCCATAGGTATCCTTTAAGTTGGTTGTCAGGTGTCAACTGGCAACTCGACTACCATCCTTCTGTAGTTCAGTTACTACAGGCACCGGATGCATGGCAATTGGTTTCTAGGCAACGTTCCATGCATCCGTTAGGCTGCTACTTCCTCTTCAGGCTTTGCTTCTTTGGCTTCTATCCTTTTGTTTACCATTGAATTAACTCCTATAACATTCTTAATGGTAAGGTTGCGCCCGTAGATATCCGACATTGTGATCAGGAGCTTGTTGACCGTGCTTCTCCGCGTAGATCTACCATCACGTATTCGTGCCAGTGTCACCTCGTTAATTTTGCTTCGGCGTGCTAGCTCTGCCAATGTGATAGGCAGCATATCAAAGAGATCCTGGATGCTATAGATTTTTTGTTCCTCTAACATGGTTGTCGTTGTCCCCTTTCTTGGTAATTTCCTTTATCTTCCTTAATATTAAGCCAATTTAATCAGTTTGTCAATAGCAAGGCAAATTAGTCTTGAAAAGCCTTGACTTTGGCTTAACTAGAGGTTATAATAGGTATAGAAGTTGAGGAACACAAAACCACCAAGCAGAAAGCGAGGACGACAATGACGAAGCAGCAAGCGACACGGACAATTTTAGTGCTCACCCGTTATTCATTAAAGAAGGACTACGCACCTAAAGGATTGCACAGAGGGGATGTAGTGCTCCACATCAGGAGCGACAAGGGCGCTGAGTATTTCACGACTCTACGTCGCAACAAAGCGCATAGCTGTACGTGCGAAGGGAATGCAGTGTATAAGCATCGCTGCTATCATGTAAATATGATGGCTGAAGCTCAAAATGCACGCTATGCTGCTCGGAAGGTTGACGCGATGCCTGCTCAGGTGGTCAAGGCTACTCCGGTGGCTGTGCAAGAGTACGTAATGTCTGATGCAGTCAGAGAGAAGTTAGCGGCGATTGCGAAGCCTGCTCCGGTGGTTATTGAGGCACCTAAGCAGACTTACCGGATCATTTCGCTGGGCAAGAAAGAGCGCTATGACTATGTGGCAGCCATCGCTGAGAAGCGTGAGCACAAAGCTGCATTGCTCGGTGAGATCGCTGAAATCAAGTCTCGTTCTGTTGACATGATGAACGCTGCACTGACAACCAGTCGTGGCTTTCAATTAATGAGATAAAGGAAACAGACATGAAAATCACATATGGATACTACACGCAAACTATGCGATACGTCAAATGTAGCGGTATAGTGCTCTCAATAGGAGAGTCAACAATAAATAAGGACTTTGTTCCTGGCCTTGCAGGTAACGAGCAAGATCAAATTGTGGCTTACAAGGATGCAGATGGCTTTGAGTGCAAAGTTAATATTCTTCATCCAAATGTGAAGAATGTAGTTATCAAGTAAGAAAGGATAAGCAAATGTTTCAATGGATAGTAACATTCTTTAGTGAGACAGTGTATGGTCTCCCTTTGTGGATAGCCGCAACTGCTGCGGTATGCTCGTCATGGTCGGTCGCGTCAATAATCTTGACAGTAGCAGTAAGAGTTGAGAGGAGAAAATAATGCATCAGTATCGTTATAGCGTAGTCTCTTGGAAATTTGAGCCTGTCTACGGACACGGAGGACTCCAGACGGACGATCTTCAATTTGCCAAGAGAGCGGCTGATATGTCCCAAGAGGACAACGGGTGGAGAGGACTCCAATTTGGAGTCATGGATCGGCAAACAAGGAAGATCGTTTATAAAGGAGAGCGTAAGTGTTAGGCGTGAAGATCGGCCCGTGTCCCTGGTGTGTCCCGCCTGCAAAAGGCGATGAGGAGATGTCTCACGGTATGTGTGATGATCACATTGAGGCGATGCGCACCCAGTCGGCACAACGCCAATTCGATAAGATACCGTCGTACGTGGGGGAGCGTAAAGCGTTTGAAGCATATAAAGAACGTCGGAGAAAGTAAAGCTGAGCAAGGACTGCATTTCCTCCGCTCAGCAAAACCAAATCGTTTTAAAACATCATACCACGAAAGCGAGAAACATAATGTCAACAGAAATCACCATAACAGGAAAAATCCTCGAGTCTTATGTCCCCTTTGGAGGTCGCGCCGTCGATCTTGGCAAAGAAGCAGTGACACCAGCACCGGAGTACGCATTGCTTCAGTACGCCACAGGACTGCCAGCACAACGACCTAAGCTCGATGAGCAAGGCTGTCAAGTCATCGATGAGGACACTGGTGAGGTTGCATGGGACAGTCTCTATTATGCCGGATTCTTCACAGCATGTGAAAAGGATAAAGAGCTTGACGATGCTATGAGAAAGCATAGCATCCCATGGATCGAGATATCTCACGGCAGTGGCGAAGTCGTGAAGCATTGGGCAATAGAGCGCCCAGCGCTTTTCCTGATGGCTGATGGTGTCCCATCGATTGCCACAACGAGTGGGAAAATGGGCATTGTGTACCAGTGGCGCACAAAGCGCAATTCTGAAAAGTCAGAGACTGTGCTGTATGCTCAAGTCATCATCAGGCAGATCTTGCCTGACTACGATAAGCCATTGGTCTTTACGGTGAAGAGCACACAGACTGCCGATGCACTTGTTGCAATGCGCAAGCAGTACAAGGTGCTCGCAGCAGCTCATGAGGTTCTGCGCGGCGCAGGTTGCGATATGGCACTGCCTCTCTGGTCCTACTCTGCAATATTCGGCGCATCCAAGAAGCAGGAACAGCGCGGCCAGGGCGCGAACAGCAAGCCAATATTCCCGATGCTTTGCGGGATACCCGATGCAATACCTGTATCATACCTGCAAAAGCATGAAGTACCTGTTGAGCACATTGAACACTTTAGAGAATGCACAGAGAAAGCCGTTGCGTGGGCGGAGGCGTTATCAGGCCGCATTGCCACCGATGCTGAGACTCATGAGCCTTGGAAACAAGGCAGTGATGTTCCTAGTCATGATGAGGCACCGTTTTAAATTTTAGCGAGTTAGCAGGGCTATCGAAAGGTAGCCCACAAAAGGAGGATTTTCAAATGCAAAAACTTTCAGAGTGCATCCGAGAAGGAGCAAAGAAGAGGCCACAAGCATTCGGCGATTATATTCAAGATAATTGCACTTGTGCATTAGGGGCTGCATATGAGGCAATTACTAATAAAATGCCAATGCCTGATGGGCTAGATGATGGGATGGTCAAAGCCACCATATATAGTGCAACAGGGACAAAGGATTGCAATGTCCCTTATCCACCAGGAAGCTTTGGTGAAGGGTTCAGGATGCATCCTGAAATCCTCGATTTGATTACATCGCTTAATGATACGGAACATTGGACACGAGAGCATATTGCAGGTTACTTGGAGTCTATAGGATATTAGCGTCTTAAAGTTATAGTAGCGGGCTGGCTGCAGGGCTGGCCTAAAGAAGGAGTTGAGACATGAACAATATTCTTTTTGATGATGCGGGCAGAGGTTATGTCTGCATAGAGTGTGCGGAAGATCTCGGTCTAGAAGGTCTTCCAGAGGCCGAAAATGAAGATGCTGAATGCGTTATATGCACAGGCGCTGAGAGGTTAGTAGCGGGCTGGCCCAAGAAAGGTAACAATCATGACACCACAGCAATTGCTGCAAGACTACATCGTAGCAGATAAGAAACGTAATAATGGCTCATGGGGGCCTCAGTGGGAGATCCACAATCACCTAAACGACTTGGGGTACTTCATTGATGATAGCAATGGGCCATTGCGTCTTGAAAAAAGAAAAGGATATTGGGGAAATGGCATGAGATGGGATGGTGAGCGAATAGTAGGAGAGTGGGAGTAATGAGATGTAAACATAAAAAGTTCACATTGTCTGAATATGTGTCCGTCGTCACTGGATTTCATTTTGAGGACGGGATACCGCCCGAAGATGGCGTAGGATGGCATACCGACGCGGTACCCACGGGTCAAGTTGGAGTGCGTTGCGAAGATTGCTCTTTTTCGAAGCAATATAGTTCCATTGGAAAATCCCCACGGTGGGTACAGGAGGCTTGGGAATGCCTCATGGATGAACAGGATCGTCACGTTATGAGGAGGTACAATGAGTACCGAAAGGATATCAATAATGAGAAAAACTGAAATAGGCGATAAAGTGTATGTTAGGCTCCCAAAGGAGAAGAAGTCTTCTCCTACTCTTGCGAAGGAGACTACGAGCAGTGCAAGCTTCGCATCGCTCAATACAATGCGCTAAACAAACGCTGGCTCACATCGATTTATCCTAAGCCAGTGCAGAGCTACAAGCTTAGAAACAGACTGGATAGTTAAGAAGAAGGAGCGGACGTATTGCTGCTGTAGCCATCATCTTCTAAATCGAATGTACGAGGTCCGCTCTCACCACATTGTACAATGGCCCGTCAAGTTGACAAGGCGATCGGCGAAGCGTACAATGCTTATCAATGGTTCTCCAAGTCCGATCCCCAACAAGAGGTCAGCATCACACAGGGTTGACCTCTTCTCATTGACATGCGACGTATACACACTGTATACTGGAAGGTATCATCCCTCGCCAAGGCATAATACCTCACACGCCCATCTAAAAGTAAATGCTGAGACTTACTACTTTTGCCGGTGAAGAGATCTCAGCATTGTATCAATTTTACAATTCAGTACGCACCGAGGCCAACACTTGTACCGTTGGTCTCTTTTTGTTGACAGCGCAAAGCGATGAGCAGTACAATAGCCTCGTGATATCTCATCTATTGGAGCTTTATCGTAGGAAGAGCAAGAGGACCCAGCTAAGCGAAGAGCAAGGCTGGGCTTTTTGTTGTCTTGAGTTGTTCTGTACAGTCATGCTGTGCACCTGACGATAGCCTTATTGCGTACTGCTACATGTCTCAAAATAGCTTCCAATACTTGTTGATTAGTAATGATAATCAACAAGTCCTAAAAATAGCTACCAATAAGTGGAGAAAAAGTGAAAGAAAAGATAGCTCGCAGCATTGGTTTGTGGTATAATAATAGGGTAAAACGTGTTGTGGCCCAGCGCTACTGTCATAGCCTGAGCCGTGATGCAAGACTTAGGAGGTCTTACATGGATACTATTATACCCCAGAAGACGTGCAAGCGTTGCACCAAAGTTAAAAATATCGAAGAGTTTAGCAAGAGCAAAGCTTCTCCAGACGGTCTCCAAAATTGGTGTAGACTCTGTTGCCAAGACTACCATAAAAACCCCACTGCGTTAAAAAGATCTAGGAAAGGTAGCAAGTTATCACTGCAGGAAAATCATCCGCCTAACACAAAGTGGTGCCCAAGCTGTAAAGTGTGGTGCGACTATGATGCATTTTCTATTGCACCTTCAAGGAAAGACGGGTTGGCATCCCATTGCAAGCAATGCACTAATATTAGGAACCGTGAAATCCATTATAACTCAGCAAAAGCGCGTGATAGGCAGTTGCAAGCGAATTACAATGGGTTTACACAAGAGCAATATGATCAGATGTTTGAGGGGCAGTGTGGTGTGTGTGCTTGCTGCGGAAATGCAGAGACGCGTATTGAGCCAAGGTCTAAAACAGGTGCGATTATGAACCTTTGTGTAGACCACGATCACGATACAGGGTATGTAAGGGGTCTCCTTTGTGGCGAGTGTAATAAAGCACTCGGTATACTGCAAGAGGATGTCAGAAGGATACAATTACTTTTAGCCTATGCGGAGAAGATAAAAATGCGAGAACCATTATCAAAGATTGTTCCTACAAAAGTTGTCTAGCTTAGGCTGGTAAATTAGGCTATAGTGTAGAGATTATAGATTAGATAAATAATCTCTACACTATAGATTACTCGACTAAATTGGTGTTTACAGAACCTATTATTTTATCATGAGACATCAATATATTCCATACAGTAATATATCTCAAATGATCCATAACTTTATGCCATGAACAAAAACAACCAAGTTTATGCCATAAGAGTATAACATCATAACGTCAGTACTGCTTTACTTTGGCGTACGGACATGCTACACTTTGGCATAGAGACTTTGCAGCATCGGAGAATAATGCATGGATAACGAATACCCGCCGGAACATAAAATAACAGTGATGGACATCTTGTATTGCATCGCTGTAGCATCGCCATCTTTAGTTGGTTTAGTGTATATTCTGTTTATCGCAAAATAGCAGAGGATTAAAATGATAACACCAGAGAAACTCGCAGAGATCATACAAAATGCGCGTTACAATGCAGGACAAAGCAATGTACCGCCAATCAATGTGCCATGGGACAAACTAAATCATTACGACAAAAGCCACGCTATCCACATTGCGACAGAAATACTAGAGCACATGCCTAAAAGAGATAATGAACTCTATGAGGATGTTAAAGAACTGAAAGTCCTGGCGATTGCTCTTAAAAGAGCGCTGAACGAATACTGCTCTGAAGACGAGTAGCATCTTTACATGGACGTGCAGACATGCTATCATTTGGTCGAGTAGCAATTGCTACTTAGAGTTAGTCTATCAGAGGCAACGAACGATACCACCGACTTACCTTTCCTGATCGGAGCGAGATAAGGCTTGGCAGTTCTATTCTCGCTTCAGCCAGCACAGGCATGATAGGTTTAAGAGCAGGTCGTCCTCCCAACACTTGATTTACTCTTCGAGAGGTTCAAATCCTTTCCATGCCTATTACTAAGATGATCGAGAAACGGCTTTGCAAAATGACGATGATAGATTGGACATTCTTACAAAATGCCATTGATTGTCATCAGAATACGATTTTGACGCCGTGAGCTTGAAGGAAAGAATGTATGACACAAGAAAATCTTATCGAATTGCTAGCTGACAAAGAGCATGATTCGTGGAGCCGATGGATGCAGTATCTTTTCTCCAAGTGCGAAGTAAACCCAGATGGCAGCTTGACCATCCCGTCTGGCTACGTAGCAGCATTGCAAAAACAGATAGATACTCCATACTCGCAATTGTCAGAGCGCGAAAAGCAATATGATCGGGATGAGGTTGCACTTATTCTTCCAATTATGTCCGCACAACCTCTTGCATAGTTTGTACGTATGTGTTACAGTTGATATAGAACAGAGTATTAGGTAACGGATTTATGAATATTTCAATTGATGCTGATCAGGATGGCAGTATTCCATCTGAATTGTCACAGTGGATTGAGGAAAAGTCACAGTACTTCAAATCCATTGGTGGACACGGATCAATTGAAATAATATTCCAGGACGGTCACCCAATCACCTACAGAGACATGTACTCACATAAAGTCTCTGGACGATCAAGAATAAGAACGACAAGAACAACAAAATAACAGTAACAGCTCAGATTGTGTTTCACACGGGCGTTGTTTCTCATCACGAGAGCAACGCCCGTTTTTGTTTACAGGGTAACAATGACAGATAGTCCTCTCAAGCAAAATCGAATAGTACCAATCGATAAGCTCAATCCTCATCCTAGGAATTACAGGAACCATCCTGATTCACAGGTGGCAAAACTTGTTTCTAGCCTTACACGATTTGGGCAGGGAAGGAGCATTGTTATCCAGGATGGGCCACAAGGCTATCTCATTGTTGCAGGGCACGGAATTGTCGAGGCTGCAAAGAAGCTTGATTACAAAGAATTGAGAGCTGATATTCTCCCTGCAAATTGGACTTCTGAGCAAGTTGATGGATATTTGCTAGCGGATAACTTGCATAGCCAAGAAGCCGAAGATGATGAGACTCTATTAGCTGAGCTTCTGCAAGAGCAGCAAGATGCGGGGTATGATCTTGCGAGTCTCGGCAGTGATGATGAGTCATTGAGGCAGATGCTAGAGAGCCTGGGTAACGAGTGCCTGGGAGGTGATGAGGATGACGAAGAGGATGATGATTTTGACGAAGAGCCCGATGAGAAGCAGACACGGGTAAATCTGGGAGATATATGGAAACTAGGACGCCACACTATTGCATGCCTCAGCTCTACAGACCCAGAAACGTATAAAAAGCTTCTAAGAGATACTGATGTAAACTTTGTATGGGCTGATCCACCTTATGGTATTGATATCGTTGATACGAAGGGATGGGTCGGAGGGGGTGAAGCGTATAATATTCCTTTTGGTGGTGTGAAGAATAGAAAGAAAGCGGTTAGAGGCACCGACGGTGCCTCTAACCTGGTTGAAGCGGGCAAATATGCCACTGTGATTGGGGACAACAGTACAGACACAGCAGTCTCTTCTTCTGGCCTATGTCTAAGTGAATTTCCAAAAGCTTTGCAAATATGGTGGGGTGCCAATTACTATGCTCATGCATTACCTCCTTCTTCTTGCTGGATTGTCTGGGATAAAGAGAATACGGGCAACTTTGCCGATGCTGAGCTAGCATGGTGCAGCGACAAGAGCGCAGTACGCATATTCAAGCATATGTGGAATGGGATGATCAAGGATAGTGAGCACGGGCAGAAGCGAGTACACCCAACACAAAAACCGTGTGCTCTTGCAGAGTGGGCGTTCGAGAAGTATGGCAAGGAAGGCGATATCATCTTTGATCCATTCCTGGGTTCCGGCATCGCTGTGATCGCAGCTGAAAAGATGCCAGGGGATCGCACTGTGATCGGTTGCGAGCTTTCCCCAGAGTACATTGACATCATCATCTCCAGATGGGAAAAACTCACGGGACACGAAGCCACACTTCTAGAGCGTATAGAGGAGGTGGCATATGCCTGAAAAAGCCTCATCTTCAACATCTTCAACATTTAGAAAAAGTACCAGTGTCCGCGTGAAAGGGCAGAAAATCAATAAAGAACAGCGTAAAGAAGTACAAGAGAAATTTCTTAAATCTTTTGCCGCTAATGGCAACGTTAGAGCCGCATGTATGTATGCTGGTATCGAACGGACGACTGTACACTATTGGTCTGAACATGATGAAATATTTAGTATGCAATATAATCTTGCAAAAGAAGACGTAAACGATACTATACGTGCCGAGATATTCAAGCGTGCTGTAATAGGGGAAGAACGGTTTATAACTAGCATGGGTAAGATTGTCTATCACGAGAATAAACCTCTCACAATTCGAGAGAAAAGTGATACCCTGCTCATATTTCATGCGAAATCAAGAATGCCTGAATACAGAGACAAAGCTGCAATTATCAACAATATCCTTCCAAAGGAATACATTAACATTTTGCCAGATGACGACGGGAGTGAAGAATGAAAGAGCAATCAACACTCTCACAGTCGAAAGCGAGGTGTTCATATCAACCGTTTGGATCTGCTATCGCGGCATGGAAAAGCAGGCGTCGCGAGGTTGTGATGGCTGGACCTGCTGGTACGGGCAAGTCACGCGCCTTGTTGGAAAAACTTCATTTTTGTGCTGATAAGTATCCAGGTATGCGCGCTATCATCGTTCGCAAAACACGTGAATCGCTTACACAAACAGCCATGGTCACTTATGAAAACAAAGTTCTTCCCCAAGGGTGGTTAGGCAATCTCATTCATTTCAGAACATCGGAGCAGGAATATCGCTACCCGAATGGTTCCATTATCGCAATTGGAGGTATGGATAAATCCACCAAGATAATGTCTGCTGAATACGATATGGCCTATGTGCAGGAAGGCACTGAATTATTTGAGGATGACTGGGAAGCATTGACGACGCGTCTTAGGAATGGTGTTATGCCCTACCAGCAACTCATAGCTGACTGCAATCCAGGACCTCCTACTCACTGGCTCAAGAGGCGTTGTGATCGTGGCGCTACTCTCATGCTAGAGAGCCGACATGAGGACAATCCGTCCGTTACTCCTGAGTATCTTGCAACTCTAGATGCGCTGACTGGCGTTCGCTACTTACGTCTAAGGCTAGGTAAATGGGCTGCTGCTGAAGGTATGGTTTATGACGACTGGGATAGATCAATCCATCTCGTTTCCAAGCAAAAACTTATCCAGTGGGGGGTATTTCAGGATGAGAGCGAGAAGCTAAATCGCAATGTTATAAAACGAGTATTGGCTGGTGTCGATTGGGGCTATACAAATCCTGGTGTAATACAGGTGTATGGCGTTGATGGTGATGAACGACTTTATTTGCTAAGAGAGGTTTACCAAACGGGAAAGGTTATAGATTGGTGGGTTGAGCAAGCTAAGCAGTTGCAACAAGAGTATGATATTGAGCAATTTATCTGTGATCCGGCAGAACCTTCCTACATTTCCCAGTTCAATGGAAACGGTCTAACCTCTATTGGAGCTGTCAATGATATAGCTCCTGGCATATCTGAGCTTCAATCCCGACTCAAGCTTGCGGGGGATGGGCGTCCTCGCTTCTACGTGTATGAATACTCTCTAAAAGAACGGGATGAAAAGAGAGAAGCAGTGCATGAGACCTACTGTTTTGAACAGGAAGTTGACGCATACGCATGGCCTGTCTCAAAAAATGGTCAATCTATCAAAGAGGTTCCTGTCAAAGTAAATGATCACTCTTGCGATGTTGCAAGATATATCGCAATGAGACTTAACAGATCGGTATATCGTCTTCCAATGTCTGATGATGATTATTCTACTTCTATGAATACAGTTCCTGCTATCTCTAAAGACCAGCCATTCCCCATCACTCAACCAATCATGTATGACAGCGAGCCTGTACTTGTCGTGAGCCCCGTTGCAAAGCCAGTCGATGCTTTTTCTTGGGCTGATCGAAAATGGGGGGAGAACTGGTAATGAATTTCTTCTCTCGTGTTAAATCCGCTTTCTCCAGAGAGGCAAAGACAAATCCTGAATGGAATAATCTATCGGTCTATAGCGACGTGCCGCAAGCTATACGCATGTCAAACAACTTCAAAACCTATGTCAAAGAAGGGTACAAAAATAGCGATACTCTCTATAAATGCATCTCTTACCTTATACGCAATGCTGCTGCAATACCTCCCGTGCTGTACACCAATCAAGATAAAGAAGACAAAATAAAAAAGCATCCACTATTGGATAAGCTCAATAGGCCCAACCCTGAGCAAAGCGGAGTTGCCTACATCGAGTCTGTGCTTGGCTACAAATACCTATCAGGCAACAGCTTTCAATATGCCATAAGAACAAAGAACGGGCCTCCTGATGAGCTATGGGCACTAAGACCGGATCGTATGCAGATCTTGGCAGTCCCACAAAAGGGCATTGTTGGGTATCGACATGAAAACATCGGAGCAGACATCTCACCACAAGATATCGGACATCTCAAGTACTGGAATCCCGACGATGACAATCAAAAAGGTATGGGAATGAGTCCAGTAGAGGCTGCTGCACTCAATATCGACATGCAGATTGCAGGGAAGAAGTGGAACTTGGCACTAATGCAGAACGGGGCTCGACCACCAGGCATATGGAAAGTTCCTGCATTGATGGGTAAGAATGAGCGAGACAGCTTGGAGCAGAAGCTCAATGAGAAGTTTGCAGGTGCGACAAAGGCAGGGAAATCTCCACTCTTTGATGGTGGCTTGGATTGGAAACCGACTGGATTGCAACCTGCTCAAATGGAGTGGCTTGACTCTCTGAAGTACAACGGTGGTTCAATTGCTAATATTCTCAATATGCCACCTCAACTTATTGGTGATACGTCGTCAAGCACCTATGACAATATGGAACAAGCGAAAGCAGCATCATATACTGAAGAGATATTCCCAACTCTCGACGATCTCTATGCATTGTGGAACTGGTGGCTTATACCGATGTATCCAGATCTCAAAAATGCATATCTCTACTATGACAAAGAGAGTGTTGAAGTTGTTCAGAAGATGATACAGGCACAGAAAACAGCACTAGCTGAGCGATCTAATGAGATGTGGATGAACGGTATTGGAACACTAAATGAATGCCGCGAGATGTGTGGATTGCCGACGCTCGGGACTGATGGAGATCTGTTTCGATTTGGATCTGTTCTTGTCAAGCTTGATGAACTTGGCAAATATGCTGAGCAGAGTCTTATGGAACCAGCAGCACCTCCAAAGCCAGAATCCGAACCTCTACTGCCTGACCCAACGCAACCAAGTCAGCAATCTCCACAGGAGCAAACATCGGAGCCGAATAATACTCTTCCTGCAAATAAACCAAGAAACAAACATCGTGTGAATGATCATAAAACTATTACTAGCCTGCCTTATCGCAAAGCGAGTCAACAAGCAAATTACAAGATTTGGCAATGTGCAGCAGGAGCTTGCGAGTTCTGCTTGGATAATGACGGTGTGATGGTTGGTATTGATGACTCATTTCCCAATGGTTGCGATGTCCCTGATGATTGCCACCGATTCTGCCGCTGTCAAGCATATGAACTATCCATCGCTGACAGTGTGGATCAGGACTCTATTGATAATTGGGATATAGCAGCGCTTGCAGTGGCGTTCGGAGTGGCTCTTCTTGCATCTCGCCATGACAAGGATGTCGCAGCACAACAGGATCAGGAAAACGAGGATGATGATGATGAGGAAGAGAAGTCTTTATTGCAGATATCAAGGCGGGACAAGGCAAGAACGATGTCAAGGCAGCAGTACAGGCGATTTATGGAGGAGGTCCTTGCATGAGTAAAAAGGCAACTATTACAAGAGAAACAAAAACACTTTCATTTCAGGTTAAAGCGGTAGAGATATCAACTAATGCCCAAGGACAAGAAGTAGGAAAAATTGAAGCATATGGTGCTGTGTTCAATAATATTGACGAAGGCAATGACCGTATCTTATCAGGATCGTTTACACGCACAATCAAAAACAGTAAATCACGAGCAGAAGCACGCGACAAACCGTACTTACTCAAAATGTTGTGGCAGCATAAAACTGACGAGGTAATTGGTGGATGGTCTGACTTGAGTGAAGACAATTTCGGCTTGCGATGTAGCGGGGATGTCCTTCTTGCTACTCAGCGAGGCAAAGAATACTACGAGCTAGCAAAAGCAGGGATGATTGATGAGTTTTCCATTATTTACGATGTCATGCCAGACGGTGCCTCCTATGATAAATCCGGTGTTCGCGATCTCTCAGAACTACGCCTCTTGAGCATCGACCCCGTAACATTCGCCATGAATGACGAAACCTATCTCGTAGGGGTAAAAGCCGCATCGGGTAAGACGTCATGGCCTCTTGCTGATCGAGATGCAAAGTGGGACGCGGGGCAGGCACGGAAAGATATTCAGGAGTGGGCGGGTGATGATTGGTCGAAAGTTGCTCAATGCTTCTTCTGGGTAGCCAAGAGTCCACCCGAAAAACTTGGTGACTGCAAATTGCCATTTGTCGCTAAAGACGGCGATGAGATGAAAGCTATTCCGCAAGGCATTATATCGGGAGCTGGAGTTGTTCGAGGATCCATGGGCGGTGCCAGCATCGACGATGTAGCAGGAGTCAAAGCAAAGATTGCAGCCTACTACAAGAAAATGGATATGAAGCCTCCTTGGGAGGATGATAACGACAAATCTACAGGGGAGCATATGACTAGAAAATCTAAAGAAAAGAAAACCTTTGGAGAGCATTATGCAGAAGAAATGTGCGAGGATCTGCTAGAAGACTGGCAAGATGTATTTCTCTGCTCTCTCACTTGCGCAATCCTAGATGCATTCAAGATCGGTGATACTCCCGTACCGGACATAACTGCTGCTCTTGATGACTTTAAAGAATTAGTGCTCTCCAAGTTCGTTACAGAGGCTATTGAGTGTGATCTGTCAGGATATTTAACAGACCATTCACATTCCTCAGCAGATTACACTATGCAATATGGCTCTGACAGCAAACCTAATTACGGGTATATGAGTAATAATCGAAGGCATGCATCGAAAGCTGGTAAACCTATTTCATCGGCTAATCAGCAAAGGATTGATGATCATGTGAGCAACCTGAAATCTTTAGCTGACAATGCCATGAGCAGCATGAAAGAGCACACAAAAGCCATACGAACCGCAGCAGACGATTTTGCAACAACTATGCAAGGTGCGGAAGTGCCCTATGCAGGCGATGATCCAGGGAAACCTGACGATGGACGACAGGAAGGTAAGAGCAATACTGCTACCCCGCCTCAACAAGAAGAGGCACGTAGCACCTCGGAGCACTCGCATGAAAGCACTGCTGATGAGGATGAAAGAGAGCTTGAACAAGCATTTGCGTTTATCAAAGATCTCATGGCCGCTTGACGACAAGACGTATGCACAACTACTTATAAGGATGTGAAAATATGCCAACTGTACAGGACCTCATGAACGAGGTCAAAACTCTCCACCACGATCAAAACAGCCGTGTGGATGTGATCGAAAAGGAGATGAAGAAACTCGGAGAAGAGCAGGATAAGCTCGTATCTCAAATCGGAATGAATGCTATCCCTGCTGAGTACAAATCCGCTCATGAGGCTCTCAATGCCAAGATGGATGAGCTTATAGCTCAAGTTGAGAAAGAGCGCATTGAAGCCGCTAGACCCAAGATGGCTGAAAAGCGCAATGAGAGAAGTAAAGAACACAAGTCTTTCATGAAAGCGATGCGTAAACTTGGTAAAGTCGACTTTCTAGATCAAGAAGATAAATCTAATATTCTCTATCATCAGATGACAACAGAGCAAAGAGAGCAGAAGGCTCTGTATGCTGGAGACAGTGTTGCTGGTGGCTTCTTTGCAGCTCAAGATTATATTCAGGAATTGCTTGAATATCGGTTGCTGATCTCTAAAGTTCGCAAGTTCGCTCGTATCCAAACGACTTCAGGTGAGAGCGTCAAGATGCCAGCATTGACCGATGATGCAAGCGCATTCTGGGCAACAGAGCAAGCCAGCTACGCAGAGTCTACAGATCCTCATGTTCAGATGTTGAACATACCTGTGCATGAAGTTCGCGGTCGTCTACGCATATCAGAGCAAAACCTTGAAGACAGCCAGTTCGATCTTGAGGGCTTGATTAAAGAGCGTCTCATGCTCAAGTTTGCACAAACCGAAGGCACTGCATTTATTAGAGGTAACGGTGTCGGTAAAGCTCGTGGAATTCTAAGCTATCCTATCAAAGCTTCTTCAGGATACACAGGTGGCAGTGCAGGTAAAAATAACGTCACTGATGCCATTCCTTATGTACCCTCTGGTGTCGCGGCTAACATCACTGCTGACAGTATTCTTGCTCTCATTGGAGACGTAAAGGAAGACTACGAACCAAACCTCACTTTTGCCATGACACGAGGCACACTTTGGTCTATTCGATTATTCAAGGATGCTCTGAACCGTCCATTGTGGCAGCCATTCGGAGGCGACAATCTCCCTGGCGCAATCTACGGACGCCCATACATCACAATGCCTGACATAGATGAAATCGCCGCTAACCTCTATCCCATCATCCTCGGAGACTTCAAATATTACATGATCGTTGACCGCGTTGTGATGACAATGCGTAAACTCGATGAACTCTATGCAGAGCAGGGATTGGTTGGTTTTATCGCTCGTATGCGTGTCGGGGGAGACCTGATTTTGCCAGAAGCGTTTCGGGTTTTAAAGGCATCAGTTAGCTGATAAGTGGAGATAGTACTACTATAGTATTGTAAAAGGATAAAGAACATGGCAAGAGACATTACCCAGCTTGGATCATTCTACTCTCAGCTGACGGCTTGTCCTGCGATCACAACGACCCAAACAGGACCATGGATTGATCTGGCTGGCTTCGACGGCGGCGCGATACACATTGAATGCGGCACCTATACCAGTGGATCTCTCACTCCTGTCATCCAGGACAGTGATGATGCTTCGACCCCCACCACTGCTGCCAATTCTGATCTGATTGCATGGAGCGCAACAAGTCCAACGGATCATACTCCTGTGCACGTTGGTGGCGCACAGCCAACAGCCATTACGACCGCAGCAACGGCTATCAACTGGACGGTTGGATACATCGGAGCTAAACGGTACATTCGGCTTGTGTCCACCTCTTCATCCGCAAGCGTACTGTTTGACGCATTCGGTTTCACGGGACGTGCTCGTATCGCACCAAGTAGGGTCTAGGAGTAGCAACGAATGCCAAGCTCGTATATTGTCACAGTGCCACCAAGCGTAGAGCCAATTACGCTTACAGAGGCAAAACAGCATTTACGTGTCGATTTTGACGATGAAGATTTTACCATCGCGAATATCATCACACGGGCCAGATCTTATGCTGAGACGATTACGAGCAGAGCATTCGCCACCCAGACTATCCAGCAGGTATTCACACTATCAAGACCACGCGGAGGTGCTGTATCAGGTCCGATGGAAGAGGGACCCAATTGGTACGCCTATCAACAACAATTAGGTGCTAATCCCTTTGGGCCTGCTATGTTCTACTTCGACTTAGCAGCACCTCCTGCTCAATCACTGACCACTGTTGAATACAGAATAACTATATTTGATGCATATGCACCATTCACAGGTGTGTACCAGCTAGATAACAATTACGAGCCAGCACGCCTGTACTTTCAATCTCCTCCTACTGCAAATGAATGGCGTTTTACATTTGTAGCTGGATATTCAGCATCCTATCAGATTACGCCTGTTTTAAAACAGCCTATCTTAGAACTTATAGCCTACTTCTATCAGTATCGCGAAGCCGCTGGTAATCCTGCTCAATTCCAGGATATCCAGAATAAGTTACTCGCAAAGAGAGTAGATTGGATATGATATGTCAGGAGTAGATGTACTAAGTTCAGCAGATGTAACAGTAGGATCAGGGCAATATAACAAGCCTATAACTATACAAAGCAGCGTTGTCACCATTGATGCAACAGGGAGCAGTATAAAAGCTTGGACAAATTATATCAAGACTATGGCACACATTGAGCCATGGAAAGGCTTTCCAGTATCCATAGCGCACCAGATCCATTACACGAAGTTGTCCAAGATATTGATACGATACCGACCGTCGCAGAGCATTGATGCATCAATGAGAATATTGTATAAAACTCGCATTTACACCATACACAATGTTATGGTGTCAGCAGAGGCTCAAACAACCATAGAGATCATCGCAGAGGAACTTCTGCAATCACAAGGAACGCTTTAGTACATAAGGAGTAACCAATGACATATCCGGTACCTCCATCCAATCCGGCGGGAAACATAAATATTGCTGACTCAGTAAACTTCACACAAGAGATGAAGGTCAACGCAGACGGATCACTGAACACATCCTGTACACCAGCCATTGTGCAGAAAACCAACAACGTAAGCACAGGTTCCGTCGCAACACTAGCAAAAGCTTTTGCTGCAAACAATACAGCAGGGAACTCTATCATTGTTGCGTGCGGCGTTGGCAATGGGACAGCGCCAACGGTAGCAGACTCGGCAGGCAACACTTATATGCAGGCTGTGATAGAGCCACTTAGCACTACATTTGAAGTAGCTATATTCTTTGCTGTGAATATTGTAGCGGGCGCTAATACGGTCACTGTTACGAATGCAGGGGCCACTGCTTCCATGGGCATGGAGATTTATGAAGTCAGCGGCTTGCTTGCACAGGTCATCGGGCAACCTGAGCAGTCATCGGTAGGCACTGCCACTGGCACAACAGCTTCCACATCAGCCATTGCTTCCTCTTCTCCTAATGCCTTGGCATTCCTAAGTGTTGGCGTCGGAACTACAGCAGAGGCCGTGACCGCCGTAACAGGCACAAGCTGGGCTGTTGACGCGTCACTAAACACAGTGACTCCAGCAGGTTTATTTTCCTTCGCTTCATTATCACAGTTTGTTGCCGGATGTTCTCCAATCATACCGCAGGCAACAATTGCAGCATCTAAGCCATGGGTGGCAGCAGCAGCAATTTTCAAGCCAATTACTATAGGAGTTCAAGGCACCGTTACCATCGGTGGATACAACTACACACATATGACCACAGCAGCTACTGCACTTGTTAAAACAGGAGCAGGAGTATTGCATTCAATTGTTATCAACCTTCCTGTTGGAAGTGGAACAATTGAATTTGATGATGCACTTACAAACACAACACCCATCATTGGCAAGATTACATTTCCTGCTACTTTACTTCAAAATGGTCCGCTAACAGCAATATACGACATTGCTTTTGCAACTGGATTGAGCATTACAACAACTGGAACAATGGATATTACTATTGTCTGGAAGTAGTTCTTAGCATATATAGAGGTGATCTATGGCATCAACAGAATTGAGCGTGCAAGTCAGCTTTGATCTTCTAGACAAGAGCCCAGAGCTGCAAGGATTGCTTAGGAAACTCATTAGAGAGGAACTGATGCATCTTGATCCTGCTGTTGCCAATTCGATGCTCACTCAATTGACGGCACGGCTTGGAAGATCGATACAAGCGCAAGGAGCTTGGAGAAGCTACGAGGTAAAAGCTGATGAACACTAATTTCAATAATTGGAAAACCATAGCTGATGCTCTCGTTCCTGCATGTAAAGAAGCTGTTACGAACGTGGCAAAAGCTGGCAAGGGACATGTGCAGGATCATATAAAAGCCAATAATCAGGTGAGGACGGGCTTTATGCTGAACAGTGTCTATGCCAGCACGCCGAATGGTAGCGACTATGCAGGAGGCGATAAAGCTCTTGCAGAGGAAAAGCCATCAGGGGACAATGAAGCTATTGTCGGTGTTGCAGCAAATTACGCTGTGTTCCCTAATTATGGGACCATCCACCAAGCGCCTAATCCATTTTGGGAGCCTGGAATCGAGGAGACAAAAGCTGATCTGGATAATGCAATGAGTGATATTGCTAAGAAACTTGAGGATGCTGGTAAATGACTGCTGTCCATGAAACAGCAAGCGGTATTCAGTTCCTGATCGGGATGCTCTCATCAGATTCAACATTGATGAGTCTTAGTCCAGGCGGTGTATGTCGGGCGTTCGCGCTTGTACAAGCACCTTTGCCTGTAACGATCGTTGCCTTTCAATCAGGAATTGATACCTTAACGGCTAATGGCAGACGACTCCTTGTAAGAGCGCTTTATCAGGTAAAAGCAAGCGGTCCTATGATTAATGCATCCGATGTGTTTGCTCTTGCATCTCAGATTGATGTGGTACTCGGAGGTAATCAAGGGCTACGAAACATTGCAGTAACTGGATCTTTCATATTAAGTGTTTTTAGAGAAAGTTCTATACAATATGATGAAGATGCATCAGGTATACAGTACACGCATCTTGGCGGCTTGTATCGCGTAATTTCGCAACAAATGTAGTATAGTTAAAAGTTCTTTTCGTATCTCATGCCTAGCACCTTTGAATAGATGTTAAGCTTGGGGTGATGGAGATACACCAAATGACGTTTAATCCCGAAAGATCCAGTGTAAATCAGACGCTCCAAATGGCAGCTGAAACAACGCCAGGAACAGCGGTAGCGGCCAACAAGCGTATTGATTGCTACACTATGGCATTCACCATAAAACCATCAATCAAGACTACATCTGGTACAGGCCGCAAATATCCATCAGTGCAGCAGTTAAACAGCGAGTACATCGATGGAACTTATACTGGTTCCATGGACTTCAATGGCATTCTCTACGCACTAGCAGGAGCATCGGGTATCGTTACGCCAGTAGCACACGGGGCAAGCTCAATTGCTAAAGACTGGATTTATGACTTCATCTTGAGTGGATCAAGACAACCACAGACGTACAGCATAGAGCAAGGTGAAACAGCAACACGAGCACAGAAGTTCGCATATGGTCTCATCACGAAGCTTGGGTACAAGATCACACGACAGGATGCTTCGATATCCGGTAATATCATGGCTCAGCAGGTAACCGATGGTATTACCATGACATCAAGTCCTACTGTTGTTGCATTGTCTCCAATGACAGGACAACAAACCAACTTGTATCTAGATACTACCTCTGCTGGCCTTGGTGTCACACAGCTTCTCAAGTTCTTGTCGGTAGACTTTAATATCGACAACCTCTATGGTCCATTCTGGCCTCTCAACAGAGCCAACGCTAGCTTTGCAGCTCATGTAGATCTTAATCCTAATAGCAGTGTCAAGATCATGACCGAGGCTGACTCAACTGGAATGGCATTGCTCAGCAACATGCGTACAGGCTCGACGCAATACCTACGTGTGCAGGTGGTCGGTAGCTTGATCGACAACAACCAGACGGTCACTCTTGGTTCTCCTAGCGCAGGTACGTTCACTCTCACATATAAAGGTCAAACAACCACCGCGCTTGCATTTAATGCAACAGGCGCTACTGTCCAAACAGCCTTCCTTCTTCTGTCCACTGTCGGCGCTGGCAATGCAACAGTAACAGGTGGTGCTGGTGGACCTTACATAATCACCTTCCTCCTAGCGCTTGCAACTGATGTTACGGCAGTAACTGGTAATGGTGGAAGTCTTACAGGCGGCACATTCTTAATCACGCAAACACAGATCTATAACACATTCCAGCATGACATGGCTATCAAAGTAGGCGCTCCGAGTGCATGGCAAGACAGTGCAGGCGTCTACGCTATTGAATGGACTTGTGACATCTTTGAGGATTCAGTGTGGGGCCATGCGCACCAAGCAACAGTAACAAATCTTATTACAGCATTGTAGGAGTTATATGCCTTTATCGTACGCAAAGATACAGAAGAACGAAGCGACAACCACCATTGCAGCTTATGGTGAAACGCTGACTATAGTGTACTATCCTTCTAAAGTGACTGATGAGATCTTTGTCAAGTTTGCAGGCTTCGATGGTATTACATCAGTAAGTATGGCAAGAGATGCTCTACTTGGACTCAACGAGATGCTTTCGGGTTTGATCAAATCTTGGGACTTTTTTGAAGACGATGAACAGAAAGTGATGTGGCCGTTAACTCATGATCGTCTTGCACAACTTGAGCTTTCATTCAAAATGAAATGCATGTACGCAATTATGAGTGATGTCCGCCCGGAAGCAGTGGTACCCCAGACCCAGAATTAATAGGCCTGGAAAGGTACCTTGCAACAGACGGAATGATGGGCTTTTGTCCAGACTGGTATCCGCTATTCATCGCGGCTGATAGGTGCCATTGTTCGCCATGGGAGTTAGCTGCTCAAAGCGTTTGGTGGAGAGATAGGGCTCTTGTAGCAAACAGTGCAGAGAATGGCGCTAGAAAGCAAAAGGAACAACATTCATGAGAGGAGGTAATTAATTGAGCATCGTGGCAAGTCAATTGGTCGGTAAAGTATCGATAGACGGTATATCACAAGCAAAAGCAGATCTCTCTGCTATGGGAGATAGCTCAAAGCTTGCGCAAGAAAAGCTTGATAATCTTCAAACTGCAACAAAAGATGTTAGTTCGGTACTGACCAATCGCTTTACGGCTGAAGTGAAGAATGCCTCAAGTGGCATGCAGAGCTTATCTAAAGAAGCTGAGGCTGCTGGCCTTGATGTCTCAAAATTTACCACTCTTCAACTAAAAGCGAGTGAGTCAGCTGCTCGATTTGGAGTTGTCCAGGCACAAGCGGCTGCTGCTATGGAAAAGGCAAATGCCATGGTAGCTAGTGGAAAAGCGAGTGTCGAGCAGATAACTGTGGCTCAAAATCAAGCAGCTCTTGCTGCTGAGAAAGTCAGTGTTGCTGAAAACACAGTTGGCAACGCTATGAGCAAGGTTCAATCAGAAGCGTCGAGACTTCAAGCTGAAATGACTCAATTATCTGAGGCTAATAATAAAACATCAAATAGCACGAATATATTTTCAGGCGTTTTAAGTGGAATTAAAGAGCATCTAGGTAACATCGGTTCAGGATTTGCAAGTGCTGCTGGCGGGGTAATGGAGTTTGCTGGAAAGATTGGACTTGCGATAAATGGTGTTCAAGCTGTTTTTCAGACGGCGGTTGGTGTCGGCAATCTTCTGATCGGTTCAAATGCCAGCATGGAGCAAACGACCGTTGCGTTTACTAGCATCTTCCACTCTGCTAGCCTGGCTCACGAGGAATTAAAGAAAATATCAGACTTTGCAGCGGCAACACCTTTTGAATTCCCTGATGTTGCAGAAGCAGATCAAAAGTTATTAGCATTTCAATTTACTACAAAAGAGACATTTCCTATCATAACGGCTATTGGCGATGCATTGAGCGGACTAGGTAAAAGCTCACCAGCATATCTAGAGCAGGTTGTGGATGTGTTTGGTCAAATGCATGCGGCTGGTAAAATACAGACGCAAGATCTCATGCAGCTTACGAGTGTTGGCATCAATGGTTTCCAGATTCTAGCCGATGGAATGGGGAAGACTGTCCCCCAAATCAAAGAGATGGTAACGGCTGGCCTCATCCCTGCCGATCAAGGCATAGAGCTACTTAGGGCAGGAATGGAGAAGACATTTGGCGGAGGCATGCAAGCACAAAGCATGACATTCAATGGCTTGCTCAGCACTTTCAAGGATAACGCAAATGCAGCACTACGATCCTTTAGCGGTCCTCTATTTGATGCTGCAAAGGTAGGCTTGACACAACTTGGTGATCTCGTGTCATCACAATCATTTCAAGATTTTGCGAAGACGATGGGTGAGAAGGTCGGTGGAGCCCTTCAATCAATTACACAATTCATAACTTCAAGAGTTATCCCTACTATTGCTAACCTTGCACCTGTAGTACAAGAAATAGGCGGATGGTTTATAATCAGTTTCAAAGATATATTACCTCTATTAAGCCAAATAGGCAAAGGTATTGGTGAGGTATTTGGCAGTATTGCAGCATATCTCTCATCTGATCAGTTTTCAGGTATACTTGCGGATTTTGAGACATTAGGCAATCAGATTATACGTCTCGATCTTTCTAATTTGAAACTCATAGGTCCTATTGTTAAGGACGCATTTGGAATACTTGGAACAATACTTACAACTATAGTTTTACCGGCTATTGATATATTTGTCTTTGATCTTGGAAGATTGTATTCGTTTTTGAATGAAGGATCGATCAAAGCACAAATATTTAAGGACATTCTTTTAGGTGTTGGAGTAGCAATAGCGGCTATTCAAATAGGGGCCTTTATTGCTACCATTCCGGCTCTTGTTGCTGGGTTCGTTGCTTGGGCAGGTGCCGCTTGGCTAGCTGCTACTGGCACAATTGCCGCGACTCTACCATTGTTTGCTATCGGTGCGGCAATTGCCCTTGTAGTCGCTGGCATCATCCTTGCTGTGCAGCACTGGGGCGACATAATGGGATGGATCACAGGTAAAACTGAGCAGACTCGCATTAGCGTTGAACAATCTCATGTCAAGATGCGTATAGCGCAGGACGAGAATACTGCCAAGGGTGCACAAGCCGCTATTGATAATTTTGAAAAAGAGCGACAAGGTATTATCCAGAAATTGCTTGAAACCCATGATGCAACTGAAAAAGCTGAACTTCAACATCAACTAACGATCACCATACATCAAGAGCAAGGTCAAATTGACCGTTTACACAAAGCGGACGATGACAAGAAGGCACAACTTGCCAAACAAAAGGAGCTACACGCTCAAATGGAGGAAGCACAGAAGCCGTGGATAGTGCGAATGGGTGATGGCATCAAGTATGGTTTTCAAGCAGCATGGCAGTGGATATCTGATAGAGCTGTGGACGCGTGGCACGGCATACAATGGGCATTCGCGCCTCTTGGTGGATGGTTCAATGAGCAGTGGCATAAAGTGCAGACATGGTGGGGTGGAGCAGGTCAATGGTTCAACGATGTTGGATCTTCTATGATGAAAGGGATAACAAACTTTTTCGGAGGCGTTGGCCAATTCTTTCAAGATAAATGGCATGACGTGCAAAACTGGTGGGGAGGAGCAGGGAAATGGTTCAACGATGTTGGCTCTAGCATGTATAAGGGTATTACAGGATTATTTGGCAATATAGGTAAGTGGTTCGGTGATCGATGGAGTGAAATAACAACACCTTTAAAGCCTATAACAGACTATATTGGACAGGTATTTCAAACAACATGGAATATATTGGTTGCACTGTGGGGTAAGCTTGGTGCAAAGTTTCATGAATGGTTCACCGAAGCCTATAATGCAGTTTCAGCAACATTTGCATCTTGGGGTGCTTGGTGGCAAGAAAAATGGAAACAGACAAAGGATGCTTTCGGTGGAGTAGGAGCGTTTTTCCACGATGTCTTCAAGGGTGCATGGGATCATGTTGTAGAATTCTTCGGATTCTTGGGTAAATGGTTTGGCGACAGGTGGAATGATACCAAGAACGTGCTTGCAGGGGTGGCAGGCTTCTTCCATGATATATTTCAAGCAGGTTGGAACAAAATAGTTGAGGTGTTCACGCCATTTGCTAATACATTCAAAGGATGGTGGAGCAATGTAGTATCTGTTTATAACGCTGTTCCAGGCTTCTTCCATGATATATTTCAAGCAGGTTGGAACAAAATAGTTGAGGTATTCACCCCACTTGCAAATACATTCAAAGGATGGTGGAGCAATGTAGTATCAGTTTATAATGCAATACCAGGTTTCTTTCACGATATATTCCAAAGCGCGTGGAACAAGATAGTTGATATATTTACACCGTTAGCAAAGACCTTCAAAGGATGGTGGGACGATATATCAAATGGCCTCAATACCTTCAAAACCAATGCAGTCGCTAAATTCAATGAACTAGGCACTGATGTGCAGAATATATTCCATAACATCATAAATGGCATTATTGACAGGCTTAACGGCGGTGTCCATGCAGTTGTTGATTTTCTTAACTATTTCGGCAAAGGACTGAATGACCTCGCAAAAGCTCTAGGCACTACAGGCACTGTCCAGACATTGGGGTTTAGTCCGATTCCACACTATGCACAGGGTACCGATGCGCACCCAGGCGGTCTCATGATTGTAGGCGAGGAAGGCCCCGAGCTACTTCATGCTCCAAAGGGCACAAAAGTAGCTAGCAATAAAGACACAAAAGACATCCTCGCAGCGATGGCAGGTGGCAAAATTCCAGGCTATGCAGGTGGCATTGGTGACATAGCAGGTAACATCATGAGCTGGGTTGCAGGAGGTGCCAAGAGTGTACTCGATGGCCTCATCAGCACCATGAACATCAAAGCGCCGGATCTTCCTGGTATGGAGAACATCGCGTCCGGTATGTTCAACAAGGTCAAGGATTGGGCACTAGACTGGATAGGGAAGCTCTTGCCATCATTCATGGCTTCTATGGGTGGCACTGCTGGTACTCCTGTCAATGTTCCTGGCACCGTTGCTGACTGGATTAAGCAAGGCATGGCTCTTGCTAATGCGCCTGCTAATTGGCTGAATGACCTAGAAACAATTGCCTTAAAGGAATCAGGAGGAAACCCGTCAGCAATAAATTTAACCGACTCCAATGCTCAAGCAGGTCACCCATCACAAGGTCTGTTTCAAACGATACCTTCTACATTTGCAGCTTATGCCGTTGCTGGGCACAACAACATCTTAAATGGAATTGATAACACTGCCGCAGCTGTGGGGTACATCCGTTCTAGATATGGTGATGTATTTCATGTTCCAGGGATCGTTAGCCTCTCACACGGCGGAAGCTATGTAGGCTATGCAGAAGGTACAAATTACGCACCAGGAGGTATGGCGGTAGTTGGGGAGCGCGGGCCTGAATTAATGTATGTTCCACGCGGTGCACAAATTCTTCCTAATTCTCAGCTAACATCATCATCGCATGGAGGCTTATCTAATAGCCCAACTATCGTACATATCCATAACTACATAGACGGCAAGGAAATGACCGATGCTATCGGATCACGCCTTGTAAAATCGGCTCGCACTACAGGGCCGATAAGGAGTAACGCATGATACAGTACTCCTTATCGGCTAACACACTAAGAGCACGGGGTCTAGAGCAATCTGCCACCCTCACTGAATTCATGGGGCAATTTGTCATGTTTCCTAAGATTACATGTGGGGCAGGAGAGCACTACATGATTCACATCATGCCTAGGGTTATACTCAGTACGGCTTATCGGAATTGTGTGCTCAAGATGAAAGACGTATTGACCCTTGACGCGTTGAAGTTTGGCATGCCCACATCCTGCATAGTAACAACGGAAACGCTGCAATCTCAATTTTGTTTGAATTTGAGCAGATGTCAGAGTTCCAGGAGTTGCTCGTTCTCTCGCCTCTCGTCTGTGTCTGCTCGCTCGGGAGATCATTCTCCCGTGATCTGTTTTGTAATAGGCACTTTTGTGCTCACGTATACGCTCACAGTTTTCTCTTCGATAGAGTTTGCTTTGTTCATGAATAGCCTCTCTACGTCGCTCGTATTTCCCTCTATCACGTTTGCGCATATGCTCTTTGTGAGTAGCTCGATATACATGTTGCTTATGGCTCAGTTTCTCTTGGTGATTTTTTCTGAACTGCTTTTGCCTCTCGCTTATTTCTTCCCTATGCTCTTGATAATACTGCTGCTTCTCTTTAGCATGCGCATCATCATAGGCTTTACCTCTAACACGTGTGCACTTTCTACAGACTGGATTAAACCCGTCTGGTTTAGACTTGTCACTGTAAAAGAATTCGCTATTAGCCGCAAGGACTTTTTTACATTTAGTGCACTTTTTCATACCTTCAAGGGGTTCCTCTTTGGTGTGGTCAACCTTCCTGTATGCGCTATCGCACTCTTTGCATCTATAATTCAGTCCATCTGGGTAGCGCTTATTCCTAACAAAAAAATTAGATGTGGCATTCTTGTACTTTTTACATGTAAAACACTGCTTAATTTGTGTGGAGGTTTGATGTTCAGTGGAAATGTTGTTGAGCAGTTCAACAGGCTGGCTGCTGAGTGCCTCAAAATCGAACGTGCATTGATCGTGATTGTGTGCTATACTTCGCTTCATGATAAGATCTCCAAATCTTGTCATCACGCCAGCGGATATGTTCAGTATCGCGTTGGCAAAACATTATTACCTCTTGTATTATATCACAACCCCGCCTCTGAAGCAAGCTTACACCACTTTTGTACTCCTCAATATTTGCAAACCTCCGCGTTGGGAGGTGCAATTTGACTGCTACTACTCTAACGGTAACCATTGCGAATGTCGCATACACCACAATCCTTGATGGCTCATTCTCATTGCCTGACATCATTGAGCAGAGAACAACTTGTGCATTTACGATATATGACGCTAATGGCGCTTATTCATTCAAAAAGGGTCAACGAGTCACTGTTACCGATACATTAGAAGGATTGATATTCTCAGGAAGTATTCTGAATAATACGAGGCATACTGATACAGGAACGGCAGTATACCATGATATAAACTGTGTTGACAAAGTAACGATAATTGACTCATTAACCTCTAATAGGCAATACACTAATCAATATGCTGGTGCTATCGCAGTAGACCAAATAAAAGACTTAGGACCCGTTGGTATCCTTGCTAATTATGCAATAGACAGTGTGACTACCACAGCAGACTTCGCTGCTGGCACGCTTGCAGGAACGGTAGCGGCAACTAGCGTGGCTGATGGGAACTTAGAGCTAGCGCCTGCTGGTGCGGTGATGATACTCACTGAGAACACCACCGCCGCGTTCTCTGCTGGCACACTCACCAACATGACGGCATCAAGCAACGCTCTTGCGCCGACTGCTACGAGTGCGATAAAGTTTGTTGCAACGCAGTCAGTATCAGGTATTAGCAACTCATTCACGTATATCAAGATATGGGCGGCATCACCAATAACAATAGTCACAGGACGATATCTTGCATACGACATATGGATATCATCTGCATCGCCTGAAGCGAAGATCGGCGTAGATCTGCACTATTCCGATGGTACATCATTGCGTGACTTAGCTGTAAACAATGCAGATCTAAACTATGATGCACAGAACAAAGCACCTCATCCTAATACAGATTTGTCAGGATTGGCTGTAGACACTTGGTACCATCGCAAATTTCTATTAGACACTATGGGCGGCAAAGTAATAGATTATGTGACAATTGCGATGGAAGGCGATAAAGCAGGGACATACACGGCATGGATTAAGAATATATATGAAGTTGATGTAAGTAACGCTATTGTCAATACATTCTTCTCGACTTCATTAAACGTTAATCCGGTGAAGCAGATGCAAAGGCAAGGATATGGAGCTTCAACGGTATCAGTTGTAAATACCTATGATTGCTCTACTGCAAAGCGTGTGTCGCCTGCATACAACATTGATCATGTTAAAATAATAAGAAATTCATTTATATCATTCAAAACAACTCTTCCACTGAATTACGCATTCAAATTGGAGTACTCGCTTGATGGTGGCAATTCGTTTATAACGTGCACGAATAACGCCACATTACCGAATCTCCTTGCAGGGCTGTCCATTTCAGGAAAGACAATCCAATTCAGGCAATCATTCGCGCAGAATGCGGCATCGGCTCCTGACCAAACGCCAACGCTCACATTCTTGCAGTGCACGCTCAATCCTTCGTATACAGCAACAAAGAGCGATGTGAAGGTTTCGGCAACCACTACATCAGAGTGGACTACAGGCACTACGCTCACTAATACGCAAGCGCTGGCCAATATCCTCCTCTTGCAAGGGATCGTTCGCAACTGGGTCAACGGAGACGTGAGCAACCAAACTCTCTTTGGCGGAGGCGCTACGGGACCAAACAATGCGAACTCTTGCTTTCAATTCGTTGACAGCAGGCAATTTAGGATATTAGCGCATCAGAGCACCGAGGCTCGTTCAAGATGTGACTTTGCTGGCAGTTGGCAAAACTTCATCATGGAGTTCGACATCTACATCGACAACAACTTGATGAAGCCAGGATGTGTCTATAGGACAACGGGATGGAGTAACTTTGATGCAAACTATGCATATGCAGTGGAAATATTCGGGACTTCTATTGCACTGCAAAGAGGATCTAACAGTTCAGCGGCATCATTAGGGACACGGACTCAAGTGGCTATTGCTACCGTCAATCTTACATCGCAGACAATACATCGTGTAAAGCTTATTATAAGTGGATCGACGCATCAAATCTACTTCGATGACACTCTTGCCATAAACGTTACTGATGCTACATTTGGAGCCACTGGCAACGTAGGCTTTAGAGTCTCTAATGGCGATACAATTAATGGATATATATCACTCTTTGACAACTTTGGTATCACTATAACAGGTTTGTCAGGTACGTGGTTGTCGGCCTCTACATCGCTTACGTCCGCTTCTAGCTATTTGAATAGCGTCGTTTCGTGGCAAGACGTGAGTGCTGGGAACTCTACCAATCTGCTAGTAGAGTCTACGATCAACGGCGGCTCCTCATTTCAGACTGTCACGAATGGCGGAGCTATTCCAAATTTGACGCTTGCTCAATCTCTCTCTGGTATTTCAGTCCAATTTCGAATCACTCTTACCACTGCTACAGCTTCCGACATGCCGCAAATCCAGTATTTCGTTGCCTATATCTTGGGAGGATTCAGTAGCACAGGAACACGCATCAGCAGGGCGTTGCCTCTATCAGGAGTCGGAACATGTGGAAGCACTCTGGTGTCGTGGAATGCCATCACTCCAGCGGGAACTAGTGTAACTGTGGCGACAAGCTTAGACAACGTGAGCTATACCAACGTCTCCAATGGTGGCTCCGTTACCGGCATCGTTCAGCAGCCATCGCCCACGATCGATAGTTTTAATCTGATCTCTAGCGGCAACTATATCAATACAGCACGCACTGGTGGCGTAGCCGCAGCTTGGATATGGGATACATTGAACAGCCGTTTAACCGTATCAGGCGGTACGAACGCGCTGCTTCTCTATTCATCCATATCGACTAAGGACGTAGATACCTACTTTGATCTTGATCAAGCTGATCAGGCGGGCCTTGCCTGGAGGCGAACAGATAATAGTAATTACTACGAGCTGGATATATTTGATGCATCGTCTAATGCGGGCACAACCAATAAGATGCGGCTCTTTAAGATAGTAAGCAACTCCAGATCGCAAATCGGCTCAGACATGGTGATCACGCTTGTGAGAGGGGCAATCGTCAAGCGGGCTCGCGTAACTATGATCGGCACTGCCATCTCTATCTATTTTGATGGCACTCTCGCACTAAGCACCACAGACGCATCCTTAGCAGGCCCAGGAATTGTAGGATTTAGTGCGATATCAGGCATAGGGCGTTTCTATAATCTCAGAATACAGCCGCAAGGCGACAATCTGAGCGGCAAGCAGGTATGGACGCGAGAGACGCTAACCAGCACTGATCCGACAGTAACACCTCAACTAACCGATGCCGTAACACTTGTTACTAATCCCAACATTGCAGCAGGATCACTAATTCCAACCGCCGACTTTCGCATAACCTATAGATCAGACAATATCAAGAATGTAGCGACGCAATCTAATTATTACTGGAATATTAAGCCTGATGGTTCTTTCATATTTCTACCTAGAGAAACGGTACCATCGCCATGGATACTGACAAGCAGAGATATCCTTGACGGGCTGAAGGTAGAAGACAGCGCAGATCTATATCGCAATAGACAAACCATTAAAGGCGTAACAGACACTTTGAATGCTAATGAGACGAAGATAGGCAATGGAACCGATACATCTTGGGTTTTACAATTTAGTGTTGTGTCTATTACTTCAATGTTACTCAATGGCCAGACAGTAACCTTTGGCGTGAAGGGCATCGATAAAGGAAAAAACTTTTATTATGCACCTGGATCTAACTCTATTGAGCAGGATGCAAGTGGCGCGTTGTTAGTTGGTACCGACTCACTCCTAATAAATTATGTTGGACAATATCAAACAACAGTCACACGCGATAATACGGGGCAATTTCCTGGGACGATATCGCAAAAGGATTACATCACACAGAGTGGACTCACAGTCGCTCCGTTAGTACTCCTCAATCAAGCTAGCGCGGCGAAGATAGCAATCGGCAACACTGATGATATCGATGTGAGCCTATGCCGTACTATTGCACTTGACATCAATATAACCGCTGTATCAGGAACAACACCAACTATCCAGTTCTTTTTTGAGAGGAAAGATGCTGCTGGGAACTACTACATCCTCTATCAAACCGCATCGATCAATGCAGCTTCTGTGGT